ATGACCCCCGACGAGCACCGCGCCGCCGCGGCGCAGCACCTGGCCGCCGCGCAGGTCGACGACGGCAGGCTGTCTCTCTCGTGGGCGCGAGACGCCACAGCCAACCTCGCCGCCGCGCAAGTTCACGCCACGCTCGCCCAGGGTGCCGAGCAGGCCGATCTCCTGCGGGGGCTCCAATCCCTCGCGCAGGAAGCCCACGAGGCGGAGCAGGAGCGGGCCTCCGCTCCCCGCCGAGGATGGCTCGACCGGCTGACCGGCGGGGGCCGGTGATGGGCCTCTTCCGCCGTCGCAGGCGCGAGTCGAAGCGCCGATCGCTGCGCCAGTGGGCATCCGACCAAGGCGCGCTGACCGTAGCGATCCTCCTGTCCGGGGGGTCGTCCGCCGTCGACCTCGCCGCGCAGATTTCCTACTACCTGAGCCTCCCACTCGAATTCCGCATCCCCGTTGTCGACCTCATGATCGACCTTGCCTACCCGATCGCCGCTGTAGTCGTCGGGGTCGGCTGGGTGTTCGGCGTGTTCGCCGCATGGTGTTCTCGCCGAGGTCTTCCTAGCGGGAAGCACATCGCCCGCATGTGGCTGTTCTCCGGGATCGCAGCCGTCATCAACACGGTGCACGGTGCCGACCTGTCCAACGACCTCATGACCGGACTCGTCCTCGGCGGCGTATCCCTGCTTGCCCCGATCACGTGGCACTCCTACGTCACTCTCGCTCGGGAGCAGCGGGCGGGATTCGACCTCGCCGACCTTCGCGAGAAGGCCATGCAGCGGATCATGCACCCCGTCATCTACTACCGGGCTGCGCGCCTGCGGACCCTGGACCCGTCATGGGGTTCGGAGCGAGCCTGGGAGATGGCGTCCGTCGCTGCCCGCCTCGACGCCGAGGCCGACTACCAGGAAGACCTGGACACGCCACGAGGGTCGGACCGGAAGCAGGATAAGGAAACCCGTTCGCCCGGGAAGCCCCGCGTCGACCGGGAGAACCCGGAGCCCCGTCCCGCCGAAACCGTCCCGGTCGCAGTTCGCCCAGAGGTTCGACCCGACCCGTCCCCTCGGCTAGGCGTGTCCGACTTCGCCGCAGTCCTCGGGCTGTCGCTGTCCGACCGGGACGAGGCCGTGGACCGGTCAGCCCGTCCCGACCGTCCGACCGAGCCGACCTCGGCTGTCCCGCCCCGTCCGACTCCGTCCCCTGTACGTATCGCAGCGGCCCGGCAGTCCCTCGACGAGCTGATCGAGCAGCTGGAGCAGCACGCCAACGGTGTTGTCCCGGACGGACAGCGGATCACTGAGGACTGGGTGCAGGACACCCTGCGGGAGATGCGCGGAAGCGGCGTGAAGGCGGAGCGTGCCCGCAAGGTCCGCGACGAACTGAACGCCCGGAGGGCAGCATGAAGCGCGACGGCATGGACCTGATCTACCTGCTCGGCATGTTCGCCCCGCTAGTCATCCTCGCCATCGTGATCTACCAGGCGGTGACGGGATGATCCGCCAGACCGAGCTGTGGCCGACCGCCGACCCGTCCGCCGTCCGGAGGGTCACCCTCCACCAGCGGACGGACGGGACGTGGTGGACGGGCATCGTCCACCCCGGACACCCCGTCGCGGCGATGTCCGAGGAGGACTGGCCCGACGAGGCCGCCGCCACCTCCATCTACGAGTGGGCGGTGGACCGCATCTGGCGTCGCGGACCGGGACACCCCGGACCGTGGCACCGGACCACGAGCGACCTGCCCATCACCGCCGATCCGCCGCTGCGGGGGTGGACGCGATGAGGGGCCGCACACACCTCTACGCAGGGTGGCTCGCCGGGCTGGGCGTCGCGGTCGTGTCCGGGGTCGGGCTGGCCGCCACGGCGGTCCTCGGCACCGTGGCCGCCGGGGCGGCGCTGGCCCCGGACATCGACCACCCGGAGTCCACCGCTTCGACGGCGTTCGGGGCGGTCGGACGGATCGCGTCCCGGACGGTCGGGACGGCAGGACGGACGGTCTACCGGGGGACGGGCGGACGGGTCCTCGTCCGTCCCGACCGTCCCGCGCAGGACGGAGGACACCGGGGGATCACCCACACCCTCGGAGCCGTCTGGCTGGCTGCGATCGCCACGGACCTGCTCGTCCCCGAAGTGGGGACGGGCGCCCTGATCGGGACGGCCGTCCTGCTGGCCGGGTCGGGACTGATGCTCCGCCGGGCGGTCGGACGGGACGGCTGGACCGTCCCGCTTGGACTGCTCGTCCTCGGCGTGCTGATCGACCCGTCCGCCGCAGTCGCCGACGTCGTGCCCCTGCTGCCCTACGCCGTGGCCGCCGGGTGGGCCTCACACCTGCTGCTCGACGCCGGAACTCCGATGGGCGTCCCGCTGCTCGGGCCGATCGGCGGCTGGCGGTACGTCCGCCTGCCGTGGACCACGCCCTGCGGCTCCGACACCGAGGAGGGGCTGATCCAGCCTGCGTTCCTCGCCGTCGCCGTCGCGCTCTCCGTCGTACTCATCGCCAACCGCGGCGTCCCTGCCGTCCTCAGTGCCCTTGGGAGTGCCCTGTGATTGCCGGATATGCCCTGTTCGCAGTCTTCTGCTTCCTCGCGTGGTTGATCGGCCGTCGCGGCCGAATGATCATCGCGATTGTCCTCGCGACGGTCGCCGGGGTCGTTCTCTCATCGACCACCATCGGCCCGAACCTCCTCCAGGCCGCGTCGGCCTCGGTGAACGGCATCGCCGCCACCGCGGTCAGCGTCTGGAACTCGATCTTCTAGGAGTCCCCGTGCCTGACCAGCAGAAACAACCAGCGACTCCACCACCCGAGACGACCGAGGTCCCCCCGGCTGCTACTGCGGCCGGGGGTGTCCCCGTGCGCGCCGTCGGCACCGTCGCCGCCGGGGCAGGCGGACTCGGGGCGTCCGCTGTGCTCATCTCCGCGTGGGGGTGGGCCGGGCTCCTGCCGCCCGTGGGGGCTCTCGCCGCGTGGCTGGTGATCCGGGCGCACAAGGCCAAGCGGGCGAAGGCGGCTGCGGAGGCCACCAAGGCGGCGACGAAGGACGGCGGGAAGACGGCCTCGAAGCCCGCAGGCACGTCCGCCAGCTCGGGGACAGGAGGGAAGCCCTCCCCGAAGGGGGCGTCCGCCCCGTCCCGTCCCGGCTCCCCGTCCTCCCGTCCGTCCAGCACGCCCCGTCCCGCCTCCCAGACCGTCCGCCGTCTGGCTGACCGGATCAGGTCGGCCCGTCCCGCAGCCGCCCGTCCCGCAGGCACCCGACCCACGGTGGCCGGAAGGACAGGACGGACGGCAGGCGGGGGACGGACGGCCGGGACCGGACGGGCCGGGACGAACACGGGTCGGACAGGCGGACGGACCGGAGCCGGGGCGGCCCGCCCCGGTCTCGCCGGTCGCCTCGCCGGACGCGGCCGGACACCGAACGCGGGACAGCGCGGAGGGACGACCCCGACCGGACGGACTGGACGTCTCGCCGGACGGACGTCCGGGACGGGACCGTCCCGACCCGCAGGAGGACGGGCGGGTGGGCGGACGCCAGCAGGCCCCACCTCTCCCCGTGCCCGTCGCACCGCCGGGCACACCACCGCCACCCGCTCCGGCGGGCTCCCCAGCGCTGGACGCCGGACGGGGACGGGACGTCCGACCGGTCCGACCCGGCTGGCCGGACGGCCCGCGTCCCCCCGGTCGGCTGGTGCCCGTCCCTCGCCCCGGCCCGGTGGTGTCCGTCCGGCCCGGACGCCGTCCGCTGCCCGAGCCGGGTCGGGACGGTCCGCTCTGTCCACGGCGGGACGGACGCCTGCGTCGAAGCGGACGCCGCCGAAGGTCAAGGACACCTCGACGCACACCACCCACGGAGGCGGCGGCAAGAAGCCCAAGACGCGCAGCGAGCCGTCCTTGATGCGGGAGTGGGCACGTGCCCGGATCGAGGACGGCAAAGAGAAGCGTCACATGAAGCGGGAGGCGAAGTACGACGCGCGTGTGGCCGCCGAGGAGGCCCGCCTGGCCGCCGAGGAAGAGGAACTGGTCGACGGCGACGACGACCTGCCGATCGACGACTCGTGGCGCAACGGCAAGCCTGCGGAGAAGCAGGGCAAGTCAAAGCGGGAGTACCGACGGATCTGGGACCGCTACCTCGCCCCCATGGGACAGGCGCTGCGCGACCCGTTCGAGGGCCTGCCCGATCCGCGCCTCGCCGCCCGCCGTGCCGCAGCGTCCGCCGCTGAGGCCGTCCGAGACGGGGCGGTCGGACTGAAGGCGGCGGGGCGTCCGTTCGTCCCGTCCCAGCCGTCCGAACCGACCCCCGTCCCCCGTCTCGACCGTCCTGTCGGGGCGTCCGGTCTCCGCCGTCCCCCGGTGGTCGTCCCCCGACGTCCGGCCAGCGGACGGACGCGCGTCGACCGGCTCCGCCCGACCGTCCACCTCGACCCGACCCCCGAAACCCGACCCGACCCGACCCGGACGGAACGTCCGTCCAGCCCGACCCGACCCGTGATCGCAGGAGGAAGCATGTTCGGCATCTCCGACGCAGCCCAGTCCCTGGCCGCGTTCAACCCCGACGAGCCCACCCAGATGAAGAACGCCCTCATGGCGTTGCCCGGCGAGATCCGCGACCTCGGCGCAGGGTTCGCCGCACTAGCCGAGAACATCGCGGCGAACTACCCCTACGCCCCCTCCGTGGCGGACACTCTCCGTGAACTCGGTGCCGCCGTGAGTGCGACGGAGCAGGGCGCGGAGGACGCCGCGATGGCGTTCGTCCGCGAACACGAGGTGGACCTCAACCGCCACGAGTCCCCGCGTGCGAACGAGCAGCACTGGAACGTGAGGGGCTGACATGGGAGTGGACGTGGAGGAGATGACCGTACCCAGGGCGGCTGCCTGGGCGCTCATGGGAGCGATATCCCTGTGGGGCCTTGCCGCGGTGCTGGTCTCCGCCACGTCCACACCTCCGTGGGCGGCGGCCGTCGGCGGGCTGCTCGCCGTCGCCGCCGCCCACTGGCGCATCCAGTGGGCACTGGATCGTCGGCTGGCCGCTACATGGGGACAGCGGCGAGCCGCCCGCTGGATGACGTGGGGAATCGGCGTGCTCGCCTCGGCGTGGCTGACGTGGGCGCTCGCCGCCGGGACAGTGATCTCCGGCGGGATTGTCGTGTCCCTGCTGCTGCTCGCGGTGGTGGCGTGGGGCGTCCTGCACCCGCTACTCGTGTCCCTGCCCGAGCCCGTCGCGCCTTCGCCAGACGGGACGGGCGAGACGGGCGGGACAGGACGAACGGGTGGCGTGCGGACGGGGACGGTCGGGACAGGTGACCCGTCCGACCCATCCGCATGGCAACCCGTCCTGGACCTCAAGGGCGTCTCGGTCCGGGTCGTCGGCGTCGAGCGGTTCGCTGCGGGCTACACGGCATCCGTCGCCGCAGTCGAGGGAGACCTCGACGTCCTGTTCGGAGCGAAGACCCCGGACCGGATCGCCACCGCCGCTGGCCGTCAGTGGCCCGACCTTCAGGTGGCCTACGGATCGGTCGTGATCGAGCGCGGGCTCACTGCGGGGACAGCCCAGGTCCGCCTGCTCACGAGGGACGTCCTCGCCCAGGAACGGCTGCGCCCCGCCTCGTCCGAGCCGGTCTCTATCCAGGACCCCTGGTGCCCAGGTGAACACCTGGACGGCTCCAGGGTTGAGATCAGCCTGCGAGGACACGGGCAGATGATCGGAGCCTCCCAGAGCGGCAAGTCCACGACCATGCAGTCCGCGATCGAGCACGTGGCTCGCTGCTCGGACGCGGTCCCGCTCGTGGGAGGCTCGTGGAAGTTGGCCGACCTCGTGTCCCCATGGCTGGCAGACCTGGAGTCCGGACAGAGCCTGCGGACGCCGTTCGGGTGGCTGTCACCTACTGCCATATCTGCGATGCGACTGCTCGCCGCGATGTGGCAGTACGCCGACCACTTCTTCTCCACCCCGGCCTCACAGCGACCCACAAAGCCGACGCGCGAGTGGCCCGCTTACGTAGTGTTCCTCGACGAGGTCCACCGCCTCATCGAGTCCCGCGTGAAGATCACCTGCCACGACGGGGTCACCCGCGACGCATCAGCCCTGATAGAGGCGCTCACCAGCGGCGCGACGGGGGCGTTCGTCTACCTCGTTCTCGCCTCTCAGCGTGGAACCACCGACCACTTCGGGATGCAGGGAGGCAGCATCAAGGCCAATCTCACATGGCACATGGCGTTTCGGTCCGCCGACCCGGCTGACCTCGGCCGCGTCATACCTGACGTGACCTACGGCATGACCAACGTCAACCTGACCCACCCCGGCACCGCCTACGTGAAGGTCGGAAAACGGTCCCCGATGCTCGCAAAGATGGAGAAGCTCCGGTCCATTCCCGCGTCAGCGCGGGCGGTCGCTGGACTCGGTGGCACCTGGCCGTCCTGGGCCAGCGACGTACTGACCGTCGCGGACAACGCCTTCGCGGACAGGTGGAAGTCGTCCCCGGAGGAGTTCTTGGCCTACGTCTACTCCGGGAAGGAACCAGCCTCGCCTGCGCCCATTCCGACCGCCGAGCCTGCGGTCAGTCCCGGCGTGCAGAAGATGCGCGAAGCGACCGCCCGCTTGCAAAGGAGTACAGCTCGCCGTCGACTGGCTCGCGAGCTGACCGACGAGCGCATCGGCGACACACTCGCCGCGCTGGAAACCCTGCCCGTGCTCGACGCCGAGCCGGGCGAACCCGCCGTGCCAGCGACCCCCACCCCGCAGGCTGCCCCCGAGCCGCCTCCCGCCGCCCCGGAGCCCGCTCCCCCCGCTGCCCCTGCCCGCCGCCTGCCGCAGCCGCTACAGGCGATCCTGGACGCGATCGGCGCGCGTCCGGACCTCGTGCTCACCACCGCATCCGGTGCCCAGATGGTTGCGGCGAAGGACCTCATCACCGCGATCGGGAAAGCCCGCCACGGAGACACCCCGGCCATCGCCCGGGAGGGCGCCGCGCTCACCCGCGAACTCAAGAAGCGGTGGGGGATCGAGAGCGAGCAGGCCCACATTCCCGGCAGGGGAACAGTGCGCGGCTACCTCGTGTCCTCCCTCCGGAAGGCGGGAGAACAGCGGTAGACCACCGGTAGGACCCGGTATACCGCTCTACCGAGTCCTACCGCTCTGACCTGCACATATCACCTCTCCCGCCTATACCGGGAAGACCCGCGACACCGGCAAGGGTGCGGAGAAACCGCAGGTCGCACCCCACCACCGCCCACCGCCGGATGCGGTAGGCGGGAGACCGGTAGACGCGGGAGACCACGAGAGGAACGAATGAACTTCGACGAGCACGAAACGGCCGCAACGAACGCCATGTCCACGGCACATCCAGACTGGGAGGCACGGTCGACAGTGCTAGCCATGCTCGGAATCGGCGCGGCCATCGACCGTCCGCCCGCCGCCACGGAGCGACTCGCGGAGGCGCAGGAGGACGCGACGCCGCCGACGAAACGCAGCTGGCGCTGAGCAGACCGGACCGGGCGCGCAGACCTCCGGGGTAGGAAACCACTACCCGAGGAGCCGCCCATGCCCCGCCGACCACGTCCAACCCGCCTGCCGCGTCCGGACCGCCGACGACACCAGCGCGGCGGACGACGCCGCTGAACGACGACGCCCCCACGCCAGCACGGCGTGGGGGGCGCGTTGCGTTGCGGGCTCAGACTGCGGCCAGCTCCGCCGGAGCCCGGTACGGAACCTCGGCAGGGCGGTTGTGCGATCGGCACACCTCGTACAGGCGGCCCCTGGTTTCGCCCGGCGGCTGGCCACGATCGGCGTAGCTGAGGACCTGGAGGACCAGGCGGCGACCCGAGCTGAGCTTCCAGGTCTCCATCGCCCAGCCCCCTCGCGACGTCGAGTTCCCCAGCCGCTCCCAGAGATTCGGCAGCGCTTCCCACGAACCCAGCGGGGCCGGGTCGGCCGAGTACAGGTCAAGCAGTTCGGCCATCGACGTCCCCTCTCCACCTTCGGAGCGGACAGCCTCGTCCACGTGCTCGGCGATCTGCTCGCGAACCCAGGTGATCACCTCGCTCGGAGACCACGCCACCAGGGTGGGCTTCTCGGTGGAGGCGTCGGCCCACCGGGCCGGGTCGGAGGCGTACTCCAGCGTTGCGAGGCAGTGATGATGGGCGGGGACGCCGGGCGTCACGTCGCCCCACGATGAGACGGTCATGGTTTCGCTCCTAAGTGCGGTGCGGTGCCCACGACCTCGCCGCAGGCGGTGCAGATGATCTCGTGCTCGGTCTGTCGGGTGCTGGTGTGTCGGCACGGCTCGGGGAACAGCCCGCCGTCGTCTTTCTTCGCCATGTCCCGATCGTGTCGTCGGCCGGGACATGCTCGCGCCTGCCGCTTGGGTGGCGGCCACCCGCCAACGGGGTGACCGCCACTGGCTCAGCGGAGCCGGTCGGCCCGGATCGACGCGAGCAGCGCGCCGAACGTCGACCGGTCGACGACGAGGGTTCCGCCGTCCCGGTTCTTCGTGTCCCGGATACCGACGATGCCGGGGGCCTGGCCGACCTCGACACAGGACGACTCTGCGCCGCTCCGAGATGATTTCTTCCAGCCATGCAGTACCGTCATTACTCTGCCTCGTTTCGTCGATGGCGGTCTCTGTAGGCCGCGATGAGCTCCTGCGAGTCGGCCGGGCTCATCGCGGTCTCACGGAGACTATCCACCGCGTTGAGGAACGGCGGCGTCCTCTCGGGGTCGTCGATGAACACCCCCGACGACAGGTGCTCGAGGTGGATGATCGGCCGGTCGGCGGGGAACCGGAACACCGAGAACGCCCCGTTCAGCGCGGGGTGCAGCCGGTCGATCGGTAGGACACGAACTGTCGTCCCCTGCTTGGACCGGTCCAGAAGCAGCTCGCACTGCTCCGCCATCACCCCGCTGCCGCCAAGGGGCCGCAGCAGCACCGTCTCGTCGATGATTGCCTCGAAGGCGAGCGCGGGCAGGACCCGCTGTCGACCCATGCGAACCGCGACGCGCGCTTCGACGACCTCGTCCGGGACATTCGACGCCCGCAGGATCGCGCGCGTGTACTTCTCGGCCTGCAACAGGCCGGGGACCAGAACAGGGTGAACCTCGGTGGCCGACGTCGCGGAGCGCTCGAACCGGAGCAGGGCGTGCAACTGATGCGGCAGACCCGCACCGGTCTCAATCCACTGCGGTGCAGCGGCAGCGTCGACCATCGACAGCAGTCGTTCCCGCTCCGGCCCGACGACGTCGAGGCGCGCGAGGATCGTCGACAGGACGGCCACTGACGGGGTCATCTTCCCGGACTCGACGCGGGAGATCGTGGACACGTTGAACCCGGCGAGTGTGGCGAGACTGCGGGCGCTCAGTCCCTTTTCTTTGCGATACGAGGCGACCTCTTCACCGATCGCCCTGGTTGCGGCGTTGCCGCTGTTGCCTGCCATGCAACACATCATAGTCACATGACCCTCGCATTCGCTACCCGCGTTGCCGCCGTTGCACAGCATCGGTATATTGTTGCGCAACGGGTTTGAACTGGGAGAACGAGGGGGTTCCTCATGTTTCCTGCCGCCTGCATTTTCATATGCGTGCTAGGTGTTGCATGGTCCGCTCAACAGCTCTACTGGGCGGTGTCACGGTGACTGCCCTCAAAGGCACCCTCAAAGGCGCCGTCTGGGCGGGCCTGCTGCGCCCCGGCTACTCGCACATCCATGACCCGCAGTACCGGGCGCTTGACGTCGCGCGCTGCGGCGCCGTGCTTCGGCCTGCCGACGACGGCGAGCGGCTCCAGCCGTGCCCCGCCTGCCACGGGGGCGAGTCATGAAGCCGTGGATGCACAGGCGCGACGACGAAACCGAGCAGGACCGCAGCAAGCGGCTGACGCGCACCTGCTGTTGGTGCGGCCGGGAGGACGAGGACTTCCCCGCCTCCGACGCACACGAGATGCGCTGCACGCACCAGCCCAGCCCCGGACGACGAACCGCCACCCCTGCCGCGAAGGAGAACCAGCCGTGAGCTGCCGAATCCGAATCCTCGCCGACCTCGACGGAACCCTCGTCGACCCGCAAGGGTCAGTCTTCGACTGCTACGCAGCTGCGTTCGCGAAGAAGCGGCACAGGAAGTACCCCGCTCTGAAGCTGCCCACCGGAATCACCGCATGGGACCGACTGCGGCGGAACCTCATCGCAGCCGAAGACGAACACGACGACGACACGGTGAAGGACTCAGTCCGGGCGATCGCCGCCTTGGCCAGCCAACGTCGCCGATCATGGATGCCCCTCATCCAGCCGCGACAAGGAGCAATGGAGTTCCTCCGCCAGGCATACATCAGCTCTCACTTTGACGTATCGATCGTCAGCGCGAACATGCTGCTGCCGGGGATAGACAAGCTGGCCGCGATCGGAGCGGAAGGCTTCGTCGATGTGGAGGCGTCCGCGTGGGGCGACGAAGCATGGGTGCGCGGCGATACAGCGCTGCTGTCGCTCGAGCGTTCTGGCACCGATCCCCGTGACGCAGTGGTGTTCGGCGACACCGTGGAAGACATCCGGGCCGGGCGTCACGCTGGCACCCGTGTGGTGGTGGTCTGCGGCGGTGCGGACCCGCGGGAGGACCTGGAGGCAGCCGGTCCGGACGCGATCCTCGATGACCTCAAGGACACCGACCTCCTGATGGACGCACTCCTCGGCCACGCCCCGTCGAGAGCGCTGGTCGCCGCGTGACCGCCGTGATGCCCCGCCGCTGGCCGACGCCCACCGAGGCCCGCGTCCTCGCGAGGCTGGCCCGGGGGATGGCCCCGGCGGCGATCGCGGACGACCTCGGGATGCCAACGCGAACGGTCGAGAGCCACCTCCGCCACGCGCGCGAGCGGCTTGGTCTGGACCGCCGCGCCGAACTCCGCACCTGGGCGGCAGCCCACGCCCCCGAGCTGCCGGACGCCTGATCCCACGTCCGGCACCACGGCCCCGCCTGATCCCCCGCAGGCGGGGCCGTGGCACGTCCGGGGATCGCGTCTTGGCTCCGCCGGTTCGCCCGGCGCGAGAGTCCCGCGTTCGCTGCTTCAGCACCCGGCCCAGCGCTGGACGTCCGCAGCCGACCGCGCCCGCTCCTGCTCGACCACCTCGGGGTGTGCACGGTCAAAGTCGCCGAGGGCGCGGTGCGCCGCAGCGATGGCGAGGTCGTTCTGCGCCTTCCGTCCGCGGTAATACCCGGCAGGGTTTCCCGCGTCGTGGGCGCGTGCCCGGTCGTCGCTGTCCGCATCGATCGCGCTGGTGATGCGGCGGACCAGCGCCTCCCTCTGGTCCACCAGGGGCATCTCCGGAGCGAGCCGAGGCTGCGCCGCCAGCCTCTCCGCCTCTGCCGCCTCCGACGTGGTGAGCCCGAGTCGCCCGAGTCGGTGGGTGATCTCGGGGGCCGGTGGGCGCGGGTGCCGCTCGAGGACGCCGCGGGCGAGAGTGCTGCCGTCGGCGAGTTTCGCGGCGAGGACTCCTCGGTGGTCTCGCACGATCGTGACGGTGCGTCCGTCGCGGAGGGTTTTCTTCAGCATCTCAACTCCAAGTTTGTCTACACCTTGTGCGACAAACTCTAGTTGATGTACGGTCGGTACGTCAACACAAAGTGCGACAAACCGAAGGGTTGATCATGACCTACACCGCAGGCGCCAGCTGGCACATGACCCGCCTCGACGACGCCACCATCACCTGGGTCACCGTCACCGGCCGCAAGGGCGACTCCGCCCCGAAAAACGCCCGCGTCCACGCCGTCGTCACCGGAGACGACACCCCCGCACGCCGCATCCTCAAGGACGGCACCGTGCTGCCGATCGGCGATGGCGGGCAGCGCGGTCTCACAGTGTTCGGCTGGGACGTCTGGAGTCGACCCGCGCCCGACCGCGTCACCGAACTCGTCCCGGAGTTCGCGCCCTACATGGCGGCACTCCTGGCCGGGCGGGGGACCACCCTGCATCGGTTCACGTCGGGCGACAACACGATTCTGTCGCCGCGCGAGGTCGCGGCCCGGATCGGCGTGCAGCCCCGCACCATCCACCGATACCGGGCACGAGGGGAAATGCCCGCCCCCGACACCACCGACGGCGGGGCAGCGTGGAAGCCCTCGACCATCGACGCCTGGATCGAGGGCCGACCAGGTCGCGGAAAGCGGAAGTCGGCGCCCTGATATGCTGTGTGCGCGGCTTCGGCCGCTGGCTCCACCAGGCTGGCCTGGTGTGAGAGTCCCGAGAGATCGGGGCGCGGATCGAAACGTCTACCGTCGTGTGTCTGCGACGATCGGACATTGCGCCACGTGGGCTTGCCCGGGTGGCGAGTACCGGCCCAGGCCGGGCGGATCTCAATACTCCATTTTGCAGGGCGAAGCCCGCAAGAGAGAAGACCCCGAACCGGACCGGTTCGGGGTCTTCTTCGTTTCGGCCTTGATCGCGTCGGCCCTGTTGCCGATACACAGGGGCATGGATATCGACACCGTGGGCGAGCAGCTGCTCGCCCAACAGATCACCACCACCTATGTCGGCGGCCCCGTGGACGGGGCGACGCGGGAGATTCCGCTCGACGAGGCGTTGGCGCTCGCTGCGGCGCAGGCAGTCGACGACGTCAACCGGCACCCCGAGACGCGAGAGCGGGTTCGACCGTCGGCTCCCTACCGGATGGTGATCGACGCGGCTCGACAGGACGAGGGCGTGTCGCTGGACCCGGAGGAACACCGACCGCCTCGAGCGCTGTGGGTCTACGCGGGGCCGCTGGAGACCATCCTCTGACGAATCCTCCCCGCCCGTGCGGGGGTGATCAGTACGACCGCCGTCCGAGGACGCTGCCGCTGCACGGCGGGTGATGCCAGGTGTCCCGGCCCGCTCCGGCGTCCAGGCAGCGGACGCAGGTCACGGTGCGATGCCCGAGGAGTCCGGGGGTGCAGTCGCAGGGATGCCAGCCGACAAGAAGCCAGCCGGGGACGAGCGGGTGGCCACGGTCGCAGCGGGTCGGGTAGGCGGGCTCGGTCACCGGGACAGCGTGTGACCTGCGGGGATGTGATCGCCATGAGGGCGACATCACCTGATCCCGAACTGTCCGACCCGCCTGAGATGCTACGCAGAGATACAGATCGTTACTCCCCGCCAGGAGGAATTGATGCTAGTCCTCGACGAGATCAACGAACTCCGCTCCCGGCCCGACTCGATCCGCGACGCCGAGGGGACCGGAGAAGCGCTCATCGGACGCATCCCCGATCCCGACCCAGGTCCCTACCCGTACCCCGGCGACACGGTGTGGCTCGTCGGGACCTCCACCCGAGCGTGGTGGACGCGCTGCGAGCACTGCGCGAGGTGCCTGGTCGACGAGCTGACCGACACCGACGAGGAGGAGCGCGCGTGACCACCCGCCGAGATGTCACCTACGTGACGTGGCACGACCTCACCGGGGACGACGGAGAGCACATCACCTGGGCGCGAACTATCGATGAGGTCGGCGACGTCGACGTGGATGTTAAGAGGATGGCGCTGGGCTTGGCCGGGCAGCGCCTGGCCGAGACGATGACTGAGCATGGATACCGCGTCCGCTGGGTGCGTAATGAGATCGGCGCCGACGTCGACAACGGCACGCACGACACCGAATGGCACCGGGCACGCATCCGCGCACTCGTTCCTGATGTGGACAGGTGGGCGGTCGACGCCATCCCGCAAGCACGGAAGTTGCTGGCTGAGATCACCGCCGAAGTAGACGCCGAGGCGAAGCGGGAAGCGGCGGCAGAGAAGCGCGCGGCGGCACGGGCGCGGCGTGGCCACTGCCAGAACGACTACTGCGACGACGACTCGCGAAAGGTCGCGCTCAAGGAGATCATCGACGGCACCGGGCGGACCGGTTACGTCTGCGCGGCCTGCGCCGCCATGCCCGAGAGCTGCGAGGTCAGCCCCCCGCTCGAGTGAGGGCGAACATGCCGAAACGCCCCGCACCACCAGACGGTGATGCGGGGCGTTCGCATGTCGACCCCCGCGCCAGCGGGGAGAGTCGCTGTACTGGCCCGACGCGAAGTGTCAAGTGGGGCCACCCCCACCGGGGTGGGGACGATGCGGCCAGGCTACTCCACCGGCTCGACGTCCTCGACCGACAGCACCCGTGGCGTGTGCCGCGCCGTCCAGCCCGCCGCGAACGTGACCAGGCCGGACACGCCGCCGCCAACGAGGGCGGTCACGGCAGTCACGATGGCCTCGGGCGCGGGCCCGCCGAGGTACGTGGTGATCAGGCCGAGGACGAGGCCGGTCAGCGTCGCCGCGATGGTCGCCGACTTCACCTTCGCCTCTACAGGCGCGGCCGGGGGTGCGTGCGTCATGCTGCTCCTTCTGTGGTCAGTCGGATCTCCACCGACTCGATTGCGTCCTTGATCCGCTCGATCAGCTCGTCCGCATCGACCGGACCAGAAGCAGCGAGCGCCGCCACCGTCGCAGTGAGCGCGGCGACCTCGGTGCGCAGGCGATGAACCTCCAGGTACATCTCTCCGGGGAGCTTCTGGTTCGCCTTCCCAGGGGTGAGCGCTGCGAGCACCGCGCTGCTCGTCTTCCGCAGTTCGGTGAGTGCCAGCCAGATGTCGCCGGGCGGGTGCGAGTTGGACAGGCCCTGGCGCAGGGTGTCGCGGATCTCGAACAGGGCGGTGCGCTCGTCGGGAGTCATGTCGTCGTCCTCCAGGTCGTCGTCTGATGCGGCGAGCCGGTTGATCTCGCCGATGCGTGCCTGCGCGTGGCGTCCGGGACAGGCGGTGGAGGCGCCGGGCGCGTCCCGGTGCCCGCCGTTCAGCTGGTTGGCCCGCCACCAGCCATGGGCCGCGCCGTGGCGGAGCAGCCAGGCGACGGCGCGGATCTGCTGGTCGGTCATCTGCTGGGTCTCGTAGTTGCCGATCAGGCAGATCGCTCTTGAGATGTCGTTGCGGCCCCCGGTGTGCGCCCCCTGACGGCCCACGGAGTGGCCCTCGTAGATCCGGCCTGCCGAGTCCACGACGAAGGTGTAGCTGATGCCGCCCGCGAACCGGGACTGGCCGACGGCCTCCAGCGTCCGCACCGCTGCGGCGCCGGACCCCGAGGTGACGCTGTGATGCAGCCACACCTCGCGGGCAGGGATCGGTGCAGCCCGAAAACCGTCCGGGAAGCGGGCGCCCCACGAGGCGCGGCTAATGATCTGCACGGTCACTCCTCCCGATCAGAGAGAGCGGCATCGACGCGATGCACGGCATCCTTGATGCTCGAGCCGCCGTTGTGCTTCAACTCCCGCGTCCGCTCCTCCACTACCCCCAGGCGGTCCTCGAGGGTGCCGACCCGCTGCATCAGACCAGGCCGTGCGGGGTGCCCCGGTCTTGCGGGTTCGCCGCTGAGGTCGTCGATCAGGTGACCGAGACGTCGTAATCGCGGGCCCGCCCAGCGGACTGCCCGCGCGAGGACGGTGACGACCACGCTTACGGCGGCCAGCCACCCGGCGGCCTGAGCGATGGTGAGATCGGAGAGCCAGTCAGGCATGTGTGTGCTCCGTGCTGTTGGGCAGCCTCCCCCGAGCACTGCTGTTGATCAGATCAGGTTCGCGGGATCAGCGACGTCGTCGCGCTACACATCGGGTCCCACACCGCCAGCGCCGCGTCATACAGCTCCTCATCGGTGGACTCAGCGGTCACCGCACCGGCCCCACCGACGTCGCCGACGGCCAGCGCCCACCCCATCGGCGTGATCCACGAATCGGGATGCTGAAGGATTTGTTTCGACAGGTCGCGCTGCATGTAATCGGCGTGCGGGTTGGCGATGACCGCGACATGACGAGCGGCGCGGATGATCGCGACACCAACGCGCTGCCGCCACGCCGGGTCCTGCACGAGGTCGGCTGGCGGCATCGGCTCGGTCTCGTCGGGAGGGTCCACGGGGGGATCTAACGGTGGGTCCACAGGTTCGGTCATGACGTTCCTTCCGGTTCAGGCAACTCTGCCGAGGACCAGCCACGCCCCCGGTGCGGCCAGGATGATGACGACGTGCCCGACGGTGGGCGTGTAGGTAACAAGCCGTGGCAGAGTCATTGCTGTCCCTGCGACCGTGACGACGAGCTGGGTGCCCGAGGTTCCGGTGACCACCCCGGTTCGCACGAGACCCGATGTGGCGTCGGCAAACCGCTGTTCAATGGCATCGGCAGGGTCGGTCATGAGCCCTCCATGGGCAGGTCGAGCGAGCGGGTGGCGAGCTGCTGAAGCCCGACTCCCAGCGGCGTGACGACGCGATCGAGGATGTGCACCTGCGGGGTTCTTCCTCCGGCGAGTCGTACAACGTCGCCCGGCTCCAGGCCGGGATTAGTGATGGCGCGCAGCGTGACCTGCGCGGCGACACCTCGTGCGGTCTCGAGGATTGAGGCGGCTGCGGCTTGGGCCTGCGCGGTCGAGGCGAGCAGAGGAGAGCTGTAGAAGCGCGGCTTCCTGCCGAGCGGGCCGTTGTACCGGGTCGGCGACGCCGGGTCAGTGTCCGTCGCCGTGCCGACCACCGGCGTCGACCCGTCCGTGCGTTCGCCGGTCGCGATCACGCGGTTGTAGACGCGGTCGCGGGTCAGCTCTTCCTCCGCCTCGACGAGAGTCCCCCCTTCGCCTTCGGTGATCGTCCATGCCGCCGGGTCCGACACCTGCGGCACGCGGCGGATTGTGAAGCGCCCAAGCTGGTCGGCGCACACGTCGAGGGACGCGGACTTGGCAACCGCTTCGATGCCGTCGGCCCACCGCTCCCGCTCGATCTCGATTCGCGGCACCGTCACCGTCGACCCGGATAGGTCGATCACCTCAGCCTGCGGCAGTGTCTGCCGGATCAGCCTCGTGATTTCCGAGACCGCCGTGACCCCGGAGAGGGTCTGCGTTGGAGACTCGAACCGGTCCTGTGCGACGAGGTCGGACCGGTCGACCAGCTCGATGCGGACAGGTCCGGACGTCTGCGGCCTGCGACGGTGACCGGAGGACAGCACGCCGGTGATCAGCGGAACCCACTCGATGTCCCCGCCCCCCACGTGCACGCCGTACTCGACGAGCATCTCCGATCCGAGGGGCGAGAGGACGGCTCTAGGGTGGTCCGGCCACAGTGATGGGTCAGCCAGTTCGACGCGGGCCGTCCGCCGCACCTGCGATCCCGCGTCTGCCACGACGTCGCCGCCGGATACCGGAAGGTCGGACAGGATGCCGTACTCGGGCGAGGACACGGTGGCGCGAACCGTCACCTGGTGCGAGTGCGCGAGTCGTTGAGCCATGCGCGTCGGCAGAGGCCACACGCGAACCTCCTCAGGCGACAACCGCAGGTGCGTCGACCTGCGCCCACGGGGCCGACAGCATCCGGTAAATGTGCTGGACGATGTGGCCGCGCGGGTCCTCGGTGAGGTCCCCGAGGCTGATCCACAGGTAGGTGCCCGGCCGGTAGCCGTGCGGCGTCCGCCAGAGCACCGGGGACAGGTCGTCCAGCATGGACAGCAGCGCGTCGTAGGTGGCGCGGTCGAAACACGGGACAGCGATCGACCCGGCCATGCCGCGCCTTCGCCCGTCCGACACCACCACCGGCAGTCTGCGGCCGATCACATCCCACGCGGCCTGCCGTGCCCCGCGCTCGACAACCGGGGCCGCCGACGGCAGCACCGCGATCGGACGAGACGGGAAGTCCGGGTGCGTCAGCCACGACCGGCCCTCGGACGGCAGCAACACGGACTCGGAGCGCATCCGACCGCCGTAGACGCTGGTCGGCGAGTACACCTCGTACCTGACCAGCTCGTCCAGCGGCGCCTCGCCGTCGTCGATGACGACCACGTCAGCCAGGATGGACGGGGACAGGTGGTCGACGCCGAGCCACTGTCCGCCCAGCGTGGAGCCGTCGAAGAACCCGCCTCCGGGTGCCTCCTCGATCAGGATGGCCGTCACATCCGCGTATCCGCCGGGGATGCCGAGGATCTCGATGTCGATCGTCGCCCGCACGCCGGTCGGGGACTGTGGCGGTTGGAACTCCTGCCGCGCCCACTGGCCGACGCTGCGCGCCACCTCGTCGGACGGCAGGCGGTCGACCCTCGTTGCGACGAGCGTGCCCGCCGCGTTGTGCCAGCGGGCTCGGACCTGCACGCCGAACGCCGGGTCAGCTGGCCACTGGCTGAGCCGCAGATGAAACGACACGTTCCACGGTCCCTCCATCCAGCCGGGTGTGATCACGACCGCATCGCCAAGGGTGCTGCTCGGCGAGGGGGTCATGCGCACGGCGGTGGTCACGCCGGGCAGTCCGACATCGTCGACCGCGACCCGTTCCAGGGCGGTGTCGTCAACCGGCGCGAACCCAGCGAGGGAAATGGCGGCCGTAGGGTTACCGGCAGCGTTGAGCCGGGTCGTCCCCGGTGTAGCCGGGTACGCACCGCGAACTGGGGTACGGGAACCGTCCGCCCCGATCCGCAGGATCTGCACGGTCTCAGCCCATGGCCACCACGCCCACACCCGCATCACGCCCGCATCGGAGATGGGCGCGGCCAGCACACCGCCACCCGGATACGGGTCCGGCAAGCGCAGCCCGCCGAGTGTCCGCAGGCCGAGTGGGGCCGGTCCGATCACCCTGTCGTACGTCCACCGCCTCGTCCCGCCCGGCAGCGGCGGCGGCTTCGTGTGGTCGATCGGCGGCATTCGACCGGAGACGTCGCCGTGCCCGTACGCGCCTGTACCGAGCGGTGCAGTCACCCGACCTCACCACCCGGTCGCGATATATCCAATGCCGAACGCCTGGTTCGGCGCAGCGGAACCGGGCGCGGCGATAGCCCGCACCGTGAACCCGGTCGCACTCTCGGCGTGGGCGACGAAGTGGCCCGAGAAGGCGGCGAGGTTGGAGTTCGTACACACGGCTACGTTGGTGTTCGTTCGGAATGGGACCCGGTACGTCACTACGAAGTCGCCGCTGGCGTTGGTCGTCCCCGCGACCTGGCCGCTGCGGATCTGCTGGATCGACGTGTCCGGCGGGACAGCCCCGCCCCGCCGGGGGCCGATCTCATGGTTCGGGCTGGCGAAGTTCGTTGGAGTCACCCAGGCTGGCCCAACCCGTTCGAAGACCTTCCCATCCACCCCGGACAGCGCACGCATCCCGGTGTGCGGGTCAGCTGGCAACGACGCCCGGTCCGGCACGCCGACGATGAGGTCACGGCGCAGCGGCGCGCACAGGACCTCCGTCCCGGCAGGCCACGCCTGCGCCGACGTCTCCTCCCTGCCCCGGATCACCGTGACCGCCGATGATCCCGCCTCGTGGCCGGTCACCCAGACCACCTCGGCGCGGCCTTCGGCAGGCAGATGGAGGGTGAGCGGGATGTACGTCGAGGCGTTGTAGGCGCTCCCCAGGGCCGCGAACGCATCGCTCGTGATCGTAGTATCGGACAGCGCCACCGGGGTGAGGATCGTCCCGATGGTGAAATCCCTGGTCAGCCTGTTCTCGTAGGCCATCGTTCACACCCTCCTTCGGCGCGCGATGGCGCTGCCGGTCGCTCGATTCGATGACTGGATCTCGCCGCGCACGACGCCGAGGAACTCGCCGGAGTCGAGGTAGAGGGACCCCACGAGTTGCGACGGACCCGCTGGAACCGGGTCCGGCAGGCGGGACGCTCCGCCCGTGCTGGCGATTCCGCCGGTCGCGTAGCGGCGGAGGATCTGATAGCCCATCCGAGAGGCGGTCTCGGCGAGGATCGCGGCGGACCGCGCCGAGGAGTTGATCGGGATGAAAGACTCGTCTCCGTGCATCCGATCGCCCACGATGCGCCAGGTGTTCGGCGGGACGATCTCGGCGACCGAGCTGGACATCGGGGCGCCGTATGTTCCGAGGATGCCGCCGCGTGCCTGCGTTCGACCTGGTCCGGACGGGTACGAGTACGTCGGCACGCCACCGGGGCCGATACCGACGGTCGCTACGGTGAGCGTGATCGTCCGGCCGTCGTTCCTTCGGATCAGATCAGCGATGCTGCCGTCGGCCGGGCCGGTGTTCGCGAACACCTCGATTGAACCGTCCGGGAGCGTCCGCACCCGGTAGCCGAGGTCGATCAGGTCGTTCCGCTGCTGCTCGGTCGGCACGTCGATGCGAACGAACTCGCCCTCCGGGAGGTCGGCGAGGCGCTGCCGAAGGTCAGACGTCCGTGCCAGCGAGTCCAGCATCCCCGGCTGCTCGATCGCCGTGAGCACCATCTCGGGCGTCAGGCTGAGCGTGTCGATGTACTGCTCTGCCTGGTCTCGGGTGGCGCCGAGCTGGACCATCTCCCCGATCAGGGTTTCCCTCGTCCGGTCGACTTGCCCCGTCAGATACTCAGCGGCTGCCGCCTGCCCTTCCCGTGCCGCGATGTCCTCGTATGCCACGGTCGTGTGTGTCAGCAGGGCATCCCGCGACCGGAACACCGAGTCCTGAAACCGCCGTCCGGCCTCGGTGGTGACGTCGAGGCGACCCGCCTGGTTGAGCAGTGCGCCACCGCTCTCCTCCAGCGACTCCCCGAGCGATCTCGATGCCGTCCCGACGTTGCCGAGAGCCGCCTCGAGATCAGCGAGGCTCTCATCGAAGTCCCGCTGCCCGCCGGACAGCGCATCCAGCGCCGTGCCGAGCGCGTCGATACGCTGCTCCGACGTGGACGCCGCAGAGCCGAGCGCCTCGATCGCGGACTCCAGCTCCCGCGACGACGAGGTGTTCTCGCCCATCGCGGTGGCGGACTCCCGCACTCGATCGGCCGCCTGGTCCAGCTCGGAACGAGTCGACCCAAGAGCGGCGGCCAGCTCGTGCGCCGGTCCGATGCCGCTGCGGACGTTGTCGATGAGTCCCTGCATGGCAGAGGTGTTGACGGGCCCGTTGACCAAGCTCATGATCTGGTCGTAGGCATCGACGTTGCCGAGAGCGGCCTCGCGTAGCTGCTCCCAGGTTCCGCCGTACTGCTCGACGCCACGCACCCAGCTGCCGTAGCGCTCATCGGCTTCGGACGTCGCGTCCGCCTGAGACCGGATCGCCGAGTTCACCCGAGCAATAGCGGCCTCGTTGCCGAGCATGGCCTCGGTGACCATGCTGCTGGACAACCCGAGGGACCGAGCCGCGTCATCGAGACCGGTTTCCGCTACCTCGGCGGCCAGCATCTCCCGAGTGGCGCGGGTGACCGCGCCGGTTTGTTGGTCCAGGGTGGACGCCAGTGTCTCGATCCTCGCCCGGTGCTCCTCCGCAGCCTGCGCGGCCTGCCGCTGGCTGTCCGCCAGCATCCCGAGACCGATCGCCGCCGCGCCGATCGCCAGACCCCACGGCCCGCCGAGCGCGGACACGAGTCCGCCGACGCCGGTTCGGAGCAGGGACAGCCCGCCTGCGGCGACGCCCGCAGCCTGCGAACCGACGGCCTGCACCGCCGGGGTCAGGCCCTGACGGAGCGACCCGGTGAGTCGATCTGACTCCGCCACGAGCTGCTGCTGACGACCGAGCCAGACGGCTGCTCCATCGCGGGCCGCCGTGTACGCCGTTGCCATCCGGCCGATCGCCGGAACCTGCGAACCGATCGCACCGATCGAGTCGTAAGACTCGCGCTGAACCTGGTTGTGCACCCGTGCCACGCCCGTCGTCGCGTCAATCTGATCGCGGACGCTGGCGAAACCGGTTGCGCTGTCCCGAAGGCTCGCTCGCTCCATTGCGGCGAGGGACTGCTGGAGGCGCATCTCCTCCTGGAGGCGGGTGTACGCCGTGGACAAGCGATCACGAACCGACGACGCGAGTCCGTCCACCTGCGGTCGGACGAGACGCAGCAGCAGCATCGCCGCGACCGCGCTCTGCACCGGACCGGGGAGCGCCGCGAACCCCGCGACGAGCGATGCGGCGATGTCCACGATCGGCCCGAGGGCCGTCACGGTCACCGTCGCCGCGTCGGCGGCGAGACCGAGTCCCGCACCGAACGCCGTCAGCGGCGCACCGCTCTCGGTGAGCGCACCGACGAGTTCACCGGTCGCCTGTGCCAGGGGCTCCAGCTCGTCAACGGCCGCGCCTGCGACCTCGGTAAACCCATCCCAGGCGGTGATGCCAATGTTGAGCGCCTCGTTGAGCAGGGGCCCGATCTGATCAGCGATCGGCCCGAGGAGCCGATCGAGCGCGTCCTCGACTGCGTCGCCCCGCTCCGACAGTGCGTCGGCGAGCTGGGGGCCGAACGTCTCGGCAACCAACAGGCCGGTCTCGATGCCTTCGGCGATGGACTCCCCGAGGGGCTCCATCCGCTGGGCCGCCGACCGGACGAGCGCCTCCAGCGGCTCGTCGATCGCGTCATAGATCCGCAGGCCCGCGCTCTCCGCCTGCGATGCGAACTGCTCCATAGCGCCAGGCAGACCGAGCATCTGAGCTGCGGCGACTTCGGCAGCGCCGCCCTGGCGGCCGACGGCCTCCGCCATGGCATCAAAGGACGCGGCGCCCTCCGTCGCCAGAGCGTTGACGGCAGCTAGCGGTTCGCGGCCGAAGGCGGTCGCAGCCGCGCCCGCGAACTGCTCGTCAGTGAGCCTCGCTTGCGCATCGGCGAGCTGGCCGATGACCTCCTGGAATCCGACGAAGCGACCTTCTGCGTCGAACGCCGTGAGCCCCAACGTCTCGATGGCGCCCGCAGCTTCGTTGCTCGGCGCGGCGAGCGAGACGAGGATTCCACGAAGGGCTGTACCAGCGGTTTCACCGGAGAATCCGGCGTTGGACAGCTGCGCGATCGCCGCCGCCGTGTCCTCGATGGAGATGCCGAGGGACTGTGCGACGGGGCCGACGTACCGCAGTGCGTACGCCATGTCGGTGATGCTTCCGGCGCTCGCGTTCGCCGAGTTGGCAAGCACGTCCGCGACCCTCGACGCCTCGCTTGCGTCGAGCTGGAACTGACTGAGGGCCGCTGCTTGGATCTCGGCGGCCGTGGCTGCGTCTACCTGCGCCGCCGCAGCGAGCTGGATCGTGCCCCGCGCGGCCTCCATTGCCTCTTCGACGGTGAGTCCACCACGGGCGAGTTCGAGCATGGCCGCAGCCGCGTCCGCCGCGCTCGTCGCCGGGAGGGTGAGGTCAGACCCCAGTTCCTCGGCTCGGGCGCGGACGGACTCCATCTGCTCGCCGGTCGCCTGGCTGACGGCCTGGAGAGTGTTCAGATTCGAGGTCAGCTCATTGCCGAGCGAGATGATCGACCGAAACGCGACCCCTGCGCCGACGACTCCAGCAGTGATCGCCACACCGATGCCACGCGCGACAGCACCAGCGGCAGATCGGGTGCGCTCCAGGCCAGACCTGAGGTCCTGCGGGAAACGACGGAGATCGGGCACGACCTCGATCTCGATCTGACCACCGGCCATCGTTCGACCTCCGATCAGACGTGCTCGATCTCGATCCCGAGACGACGTGCCCACTCATCGGGGGCCAGGGATTCGCGGGTCCGCTCGATGGCGGGCGCGGTGTGCTTTTCGACGGCCTGCTTGTACTGAGACCAGTGCGACTCGGCGATGTCCGCCGGGCGTAGGCCGATGGGCGGGATGATCGGGTGTTTCGGCGGACGCACCCCGGACCGTCGAGCCTCGGCGCGCTCCCGGCGAACCTCGGGGTCTTCCGGGTCGGTCGTCGACCGCACCCAGTCCGTGTCCAGCCAGTGATGCATCGCCTCGTACAGCCGGGCGGTGTTCTCCTCGTGGTGGGACCACGGAGCGGGGAGCTGCCGCACGAGCGCCACGAGATCCTGTGCGGGCAGCGCGGTCAGGCAGTCCCGGAGGTCGAGTCCGTAGTGTCGGCGGAATCCTGCGAGGCAGGCGTCCCAGCCGGGGCCGACGACCCAGGCGAGGACGCCTCGGATTCCCCCAGGTCGATTCCCTTCAACAGGTGCTCGACCACGGCGTTCTTGAATTGTCGGTTGGTCTCAAGCTCAGCTGGTTCTCGGTAGGCCGCGTGCAGATCCTCGGCACGGTCACGATCGAGAAGCGAGTACGTGAGCAACCCAAGCAGGTCGCCCTTCCTCATAATCTGGTCGACCTCGATGACCTCGTCAGCCGAATACACGGCACGGAAACGGAACGACCGGCCACCGATCTTCAGCCGCCGGTCGTTCAACTTCCGCTTCGAGAACCACTCGTCCAAGTCGAGGACTTCGTTCGGGGCGCCTTGCATCATCTACTCCTCGTCAGCCCAGCTCGACCGTGGCGGTTGGTGGGGTCACGGACAGGGACTCCGCTTCCGCAGCGGGGACGGTCACCGCGCACGTCCCGGACTGGCCGGAGTGCGCAGCCGTGATCGTGGCCGCGCCCTCGGCGACGGCGGTCACGAGTCCGCCGGTCGACACGGTGGCCACCTCGTCATCGGACGACGTCCACGTCGCGGTCGAAGTAACGGTCTGGGTGCTGCCGTCGCTCATGTTGAGCGTCGCGGCAAGCTGCTGCGTTGCCATTTATCGCCTCTCTCGTGGGGGTTTCGGTGACGCCTAGCCGAGCGGAAGCACGACTGCTGAGGGCGCCACCGTCAGGGAGAAGGGACCGGGGGAACCGACGCCAGCGGGTCCTCGGTCGTGAACACACGGATCGCCCGTCCACCGCCGTCCGGCACGAGTGGAGTGATCTCCAGGTCCCATCCCTGTACGTCATCGGCGTTCAGTGCCTCGGTGGGCCTGTTCGCCAGCTCACCGTTCTCGACGTAGTACGCCTTCGCGGTGTCACCGTCGACCACGCGCAGAATCAGGGCGAAGCGCTCGTCGTCGCCCTCAACCCACTCGAATCCGCCAGCGCCTTCCTCGGTGGTTCCACCCGTGAGCAGCGTCATGGCCGTGGCGATACTGAAGTCCACCGGCCGGAGTCGGATCACCGGTTCCTCGTTACCCCTGGTCTGGCGGTAGGTGCCGCGCGAGTTCCAGATCGTGTGCCGGGTGACCTCGGTGGTGCGTTCGACCTCGAAGCCAGCCTTGATGCCGCCGAAGGCATCCCAACCGTCCAATGCCTCGGCGAAGATGTCGTCAGGAAGTGCGGTTCCAGCGGGCGCCCGGAATGCGTCGCCGTCGAGCCAGACCCGCGTAAGCGCTGGGTCCGCGTACTGAGACATGGTCTCCTCCTGCTTCCCCGCGAACGCGGGCAGGCGGGCGCCTTGCATGGAGGTGGTTCGGGCGCCTTGCGGTGGTGCGAAGTCATTGGGGTCCGGCCTGCCTGGCAAGGCGCCCGCGAAGCAGGCAGGCCGGAGTTAGAGTTTCGTCATGTGACGAAAGTCGTCGAGGGTGGTTATACCGGGGAGATTCGGACGTGAACCGTCAGCTCGGCCCGGATAACGGCCCGATACACGGGCAGCGACGGCCCACGGGACACGTCCGGGGACAGCTCCATCGGCCCGTCGGTGATCCGCGCCGTGAAGTGAAGGTCCCCCCATGCCGCGTTCCGCGCCGTACTCAGCACCCGAGCCGCCTCCGCAGCCACCCGCCACGCGAGCGGCTGCGGGGATGCTGACGTCCCGCCGCACCAACCGTCGATCTGGATCAGCGGACGGAACACCGTCGATGACTGGTCCATCTGGTAGTTGCCCGCCGCCTGTACCGTCGCGTACGGCCGGGTCACGTCCGAAGGAGCCCGAGGAGTCACCCCGCCGGGGCACGCCTCGACGAACACGGGGTCAGCGAGCAGCAGGGCTCGGATCGCGCCCGGAATCCACGGCAGCGTCACCTCGGCGTCCAACCCGTGTACCGACCGAACCTGCGGGCGGAGTCCGTCAGCGAAGCGTGCGCCGGGGTGTCGCTGGTCCCGTACTCCTTGTAGATCGCCTCGTCGTCGGTGTCCTCCGCGAACACCCGATCGCCCTCCTGTCGAACGCCCATGCCATCCCGGTACTCGCCGGTCAGCACAGGAGCGTCCGATCGTCCACCGGCCACGACGGCCTCGGCGATCGTCCGTCGAGGTGGCGTCGAGCTGCGATACGCCTCCCGTCGAGACTGCTCCGGATACACCGTGATCCTCATGCGTCCGGGCATCACGTCACCCCCTGCATGTCGGAGATCCAGCGGACGGCGCAGGAAGTGAAGTTGTGCTCGCCTGCGAGGTTCCGCCGGATCGCGGGCTTGCCGACGACCTTGTGCCGCGAACCGTCGCGCGGGTCGATCACCGTGGAACCCGCCGTGATCGCAACCTCGGGCGGGACCATCACGGTCGAGAGTGACTGCACCGTCTGCTGGGTGGCCAGCATCTCCGTTTGCCAGCCCACCTGAGCTACGGGGGCTGCCTCGATGTAGCCCCGGTCGGTCATCTCGATCGTCGGCGGACCGTCAACGGCGTCCCCGGTCAGCGGGTCCGTGATCCGAGTCGGGGTCTCGACGATCAGCGGAATCCTCATGAACGTCGGGAACATCGCCTCACCCCGGAATGATGGAGAACGCCCGCTCGGCGTCCTCTTGCGGAGTGATATCGGCGAGTTCCGCCGTCATGATGTACAGACCGTTCGCGGCAGCCGTGGTCAGCGCGTACGAGTGCTCCGGGACGGTCTCCGATTGGAGCCCGAGCCGGGTCTCCGCCGCCGTCGCCGCACGCGCCACCATCTGAATCACGACTGCGCGAACCGCGCCCGCCCGGACACGGTCGGACGCGATCCACTCGTCGATTCTCGGACGCCGCGCCCGGATCAGCTCGGATGCGTCATCCAGGAGCGCGGCGATCCGCTCGTCAGAGAGCCCCGAGCTGTACCGCGCCCGGAACTCTTCGACCGTGGCGAACGGCTCGTCCATCACGCCTCCTTGATGACTCCGCGCTCGACCAGCTCGGCCATCAGCTCGTCACGACTGAGCCCGGCGCCGTCGACACCGTGCTGCGCGGCGAAAGCCCGCCACGCTGCACCGCCGGAGCCAGCGCCCGATCGGGGAGGCGGGCTGGCAGCAGAAGGCACGGGCGGCGCTGTCTGCTGCGGGGCAGGCTTACCGCCGGTTGCCCACGCCCGAGGATTTCGGATCTTCACCGCCGCCCATTCCGGTGGCGGCGAACCCGGGCCGAACCGATGAGGCCTACCCCGTTCATCGGTCACCCACACTGTCCGTGCGAGTTCAGGCATCTGACCTGCTCCTCTCGGTGACTCCCACCCCTATCCCAGAGGGATCGAGGCGCTCGACGGGGTCACCGTCAGGGAGAAGGGTCCGGCTCCGGGTCGTCGCTCAGCACCGACGCCACGAACGACAGGTCGGGGTTCGGCAGGATCGGCAGGACGATCGCCGCTGCCTTGGTCCACAGTGACACCGGGTCGGGCTTGCGGTAACTACCTGCGACAATGCCCGGCTGACCGCCCTCGGCGAGACCGAACGATGGCTCGGTGGCCTCGGCGGTCGTGCCCCATAGGGTCGTACCCAGCCGGTCGTTGCCAGGCAGGAGGATTACCAGGTCCTCGGGGATCACCTGCGTCGCCGTGCCGTCGACTTCGACCTGAGCCTCGTAGATCTCCATGCGTGGCAGGCCGTACGCCACGAGCGTCGACTGCATGGCCTCCTGCGACACGATGTTTGGCGTCCCACCAACCGCCGTCGCAGCGAGTTGCCGGAACTCCTCATTACGCATGAGGGACTGCACAACGCGATCAGACGTGAGGATCACGCCCGGCAGCCGGCCATTGTGCTGCCGGTACGACGCCTTCCACGCCAACAGATCCGTCAGTGGGGTCGACGCCGGGTCCGACCACGGGACCGCCGCCACGACCGTATGGTCGGCCCGGCGTCCGAAGTCGATCGTGGACACGACGCCGTTCTCGTCGAGGACGATCCGGCCCGTCGCTAGTGCCTCACCTCGAGCCAGCTCAACTCGCGCCGAGATCGCCAGCACCAGCTCGTAGGTGTCGTTGTAGATCGAGGCGATGATCGGGTCGTTGCTGGTGAGACGGCGCAGCTTGATTCGTTCGTACTCGCCGAGCATTCTCTTCTCGGAGATCGGGGGCAGTTCGCCCATGATCCGCTGGATGCCCCGACGACCGGAGATGGGCGACTCGGCGTCGTAGGCCCGGTACTTCGCCGTCTTCGCGAGTCCCGCCTGGTCTCGGTTGACGCGGAAGTCGATGTCGTCGATGGTCCGGTTACTGAGGAACCGGGACAGGGTGAATTGGTTCTGCTGGAGGTCGCGAAGGGCCTCACGAGCGAACCCGGTGAGAGTCACCGGATCGATATAGTCCTTGATCAGGTCCATGGTTCACCTCCTCACATGAAGACGATCTGGCCGTGCAGGTCTTCTTGCGCGGCTTCGGGCAGCTCCACGGGCAGCTTCGACACGATCACACGGCCGTGCTCGTACATCGCGCCCTGCACATCGACGTCGCGACCCTGAGATGGGGCGGGGACGGCCATGAAGAGGAACCCGATTAGAGTTCCGTCCGTCGCATACGGCCCGTACAGGCCGCTGGGAAGCTGCTGAAGGGGAAGCCCGGAGAGGAAGAACCCCTCCGGGAAGTGAGTGGCTGCGGCGAACGCCGAGGTGTCGAGGGTGATGGAGCGAGTCATGCTCGTCCCGTGCTCGGAGCCCAGCCACGACTGGTCACCGACCCCGAACGACTCGCCGCGGATGCTGAGATCCATGGTCGTCCTTACTTGTTGGTTCCGAACCGATCGGCGTAGGCCGCGGCGCCGCCTTCCAGTGTCGGCGTCGAGGACTCTGCGGACCTCTTGCCCTGCGCGGGATTCGCGGCGAACTGCGGGGCGGCCTTGAGCGCGACCAGCTCGGATACGGTCTTGGCCTGCGCCGTCAGCTCCTCTTCGGAGCTCGCGGTCAGCAGGTGGTGGTAGTCCCGCGGGATGTCGTGCTCGGCGGCGACGGACAGCCGCAGGCGCGTCGCGCGCTCCGTGGCCAGCTCCGCCTGGAGCCGTTCCCGCTCGGCGGAGGCGCGCTCCAGATCGGACTTGTCGCGGTCCTCGAACTCGCGGACGCGGGATTCGAACTCCTTGAGCTTCCGCTCAGCCTCGTTCGCCCGCTTCCGTTCGGCGGACAGTGCCGCCTTTCCGGGGTCTCCCAGGGACTCCGTGACCGCCGTCGCGGCGGCCTCGGTGGTGCCGGACTCGTCCGGCGTAGGTGCATCGGTATCCGGCATCGCGCCGTCCTCCACAGTGGATCTGGACCGACCATCGCGGCAGGTCAGATGATGTATCCGAAGCGAAAGAGCTGCCGTAAAACTTCGTCTCGGCTCCAGCCCTCCAGCTCGGCGGCTTGGTAGATCTCGTCCGGCATCAGCCGGGGAGTACGGGCACGGCGGTTACGACCATCGCGGTCGGTGCCCGCTTCCTCGGCGAGGCGCTGACCGGCAGTGCCCCGCGTTGTCGTGCCCGTTGTTGTGGCTTGCACGGTCCGGCCGTACGCCGTCACCGTGGTGATGCCGGATCTCGCGTTGACGACCTGCGAAATATCAGCGCCGTCTCGGATCGCCTGCGCTCCTGCGGAGGTGAAGATGCGGTCCTGCTCGGCATCGCTCAGCGACCGGAAGTAGGTCGCGGGGTCCGTCGACCAGTCGTCTCCGCTGTCTTCGGCCTGGGGAACGTGGCGGCAGTCGCACCTCGGGTGCCGCCGGAACGCCGTCACCCGCCGGTACACGCGGCCAGCGAGGATTGCGCATCGCGCACAGCTCGGCGGCACGAGCATCCGCACGTAGCCCGTTGCTGCACGTCGGGACCACATCGCCGCCGATACCGCCGACCGTCCCACGTCCTGCATCCCGGTCAGGGCGATCGACTGCGCCACCCATCGGGCACGATCGATGCCGTCCTCGATGCGAGCGACCGACGTCGGGGCGTAGACGAGCAGTCGAAGCCACGATCCGCCGCCGTCGGTGAGGTCGGCGAACGCGGACGGGTCGACTTCGCCATCCGAGCGCGGGTCCGCGCCCTGCATGTCGAGCACGTCGGACAGGTAAGCGTCGGCCAGTGCCGCAGCAAGGACCTGGAGCCGAAGGAGTTCGTCGCCGATCAGGCGGACCCGGTCCAACCATGCGTCCGGGTCGCCCGACCACCCGTCCATCGCCTCCAGGACCAGCGACAGCGCGTCAGCTTGGTACGCCTGCTGCTGGCTGGCGTGGGACTGGGCCACCTGCGCCACCGAGGATGGAAGCGGCATCCGGAACCCCCGTCACATCCAAAGCGCGGACGTCATCGGAGATTCTGTTTCGGTTCTCCGCTGCTCGACGGCGCATTGCACGACGTTGTTCGGCGGTGTAGCCCGCATCCTCCCGCGCCTGTTCGTCGTCGGCGAGGCCGGATTGCAGCGCCTTCGTGGCTGCGTCGATCCGAGCCGCACGAGTCGGAGTGGCAGGGTCGCGCCACACCGTTTCGAGCCGGGTTGCTGCGGCCGGGCCTTCGCCGCGCATCTCCCACGCGATTCGCATTGCCCGTTCCCACGTTCCGCCGAACCGGATTTGTCGTCGCTCGGCGCGCTTGATCAGCCGGGCCTCGGCGGCGCGGATCGAATCGGCGGAAGCGGGGTTGTCAGCAACGAATCCCATGTAGCTCTGCGGAAGTCCGTAAAGGCTGGCCGCAGTCTGGGCCATGAGCTTGATCGTCTCGATGAAGTTCCGCAGATCAGAAGCCGGGAACTGCCCCAACTCGATCTGCGGAGGAGTCTCGCCGCGCTGCGCTGGCCGTCCGGGAACTGCCCACACGGCTCCCGTGCCGACCTTCCACGTCGGAAGTTGCCGACCTTCCTCGTCGACGAAGTCTTTCTTGCTGACTCCGATGGCGTACTTCCTCGGAAGGGCATGGTGCTCGACGGCAGCCAGCAGATTGGTCGCAGTTTGGTTTGCGGCGTCAACCAACGGACGCATTGCAACGAGATCTGATCGGCCCTTGCTTTTTCGCGCTCGATTGAGCATCGGAAGCAAGGGGACCAACGGACTGGCCTGCGGGCTCTCCGCCGCCGGGGACCAGCGCGAAGACTGCGAACCAACCGGTTTCCCCAGCTCGAACTCGATCAACCGGCCAGGGAGCATGAGGGTTCCCCGGTTGTCGATCTTCCCGTCCGATGACCAGACCTTCAACCCAGCAACAACGCGCCGCGTACCTGGATCGACCTCAACGGCAACCTCGTCGCCATACTCGATGGTGATCTTCGGATACGGTTCGGCTGGACCGACCATGACGTACGACGTGGACGTGACAAGCGCAGCGAGGTGCGCTTCCTCAGACTCTTCGTCCAGGTCGTTCCATTGCCAGATGTCGTGCAGCGCCTCGCTGGCCTCGTCATCGTCACCGAGTCGAAAGCCCTCGACGTCCAGACGCTCTTCGAGGGAGTCGATAACAAGTTCGGGCCACGCGATCATCAGCGGCGGGAACCGGTACTCCTGCTCCTGCAAGATCCTGGCCACGAACGCGAGCGGCTGTTCGTTGTCGTAGTACTCCCACCACTTCCGGCCGGACCACTTCTGCTCCAACCGCTTCTGATTCAGTCGGGAGAACCACTCTTCGTCGGTGAGGTCCCAGAGGGCCACGCGGACCTCCTCACATGACGATGACCTGGTTGGATTCGTGTCGGGACGATGCGGTTTCCCACGCGACGATGTCGTGACGTGCGCCGTTGGACAGGACGGCCGCCGCGTAGGCGTCGACCTTCCGGGGAGAGTCGCGGCGCTCCTTGCGGAACGTGATTCCGCTCGGCGTGTCCTTCGCGATGGCGTTCATGACGTGCCGGGTCAGGCCCGGATTCTCGACGTGGAGCAGACGTCCCTCGGCAAGATCGGCCAACCACTGGGCAACCATCGGGCCGATGCGGGCATTGGACATCGGCAGCCGCTCGACGCGGCCCGGCCACTGGACAGACCACGATTCGACCTCGGTTTCCCAGAAAGCGGGGTCGCACCACATCAACTCGACGTTGTACGACTCGAAGGCGCGCATTACGGCTGCCTCGACCTCGTCCCGCGGCACCGTCCAGTCCGGATCGGACCGGTCCGCTTCCCACATGGCGAGGAGCTGTTGCAGGCCGGTGTCGAGGTCGGTGGCGACGAGAGCGGTCGCGTCGTCGGAGATGGATCCGTCGAAGCCGAGCGTGACCCGACTCCCCGAGGGAATCGGCTGCTGTCGGGCTGCTTCGCGCCACTGCTGCGGCGGCACCAAACCCTCGCCGGACATGCTGACCCATTGGTTCATCCGGTACCGGCGGAACGCTGGCCAAGCCGTTCTCTTCGACGAGGACTTCAGGTCGTCGAGCCTCAGCAGCCCTTCAGCAAGGTTCGGGTTCGCGGCCCGCCACGCCTGCTCGTCGTCGATCGGTGCGTCATCGGCCCCAGCCCACCAGAACAATCCGAAGGTCTCGTCGTCGACCTCGCCGCTCGCGACCTTCGAGCCGTACTCGTACAGACGACCGAGTAGGGAGTCGAGAGTGGAACCCGCGGTCGTGATGGCCACGACCAGCGCCTCCTCGCGAGCACCTGAACCTTCGGTGAGCGCCTCCCAGAGGTCGTCACCAGCTCGGCTGTTCGGTCCGGACGGCCAGACGTGCACCTCGTCGGCGATCACCAAGCTCGGGTTGAGCCCCTGTGCGGCACCACCGTCAGCGGACAGCGCCCGGTACACCGAGCCCTTCGCCGGGACCTCGATGGCGTCACGGTAGACCTTCGCGACGCGTTTCAGCGGTGCGCTCGCCAAGACCTGCTTGCGGGCCTCGCCGAACACGATTCGGGCCTGCATCCGGTCCTTGGCAGCGCTGTAGACCTCCGCGCCCGGCGGCCCGAAGAACAGGTGATCCAAGGCCAGTGACGAACCAAGAAGCGACTTGCCGTTCTTCCTCGCGAGCCCGACGATCGCGACGCTGTAGCGAAGCAGTCCGTCGTCCTTGCGCTCCAGCAGCGAGCGGCACAACCACTGCTGCCAGCGGGTCAACGCCAACGGCTGCCGGGCCTTCGGTCCCTTCGGAACGGTCAGCAACGTCTCGGCGAAGTCTCCGACATCATCGCCACCAGACCGGCTGTACCGAGACGGCGTCCAGATCGACGGGGCCCACTGGGGGTCAGGCGGACTCAGCGGCACGGTCGGCCCGGCGCTTCGCGAGATCGTCCATCGGGTCGGCCACGCGCACCTCGGCGAGCCCGAGGCGAGCACGGTCCGACGGGGTCAGCCCGCACGCAGCCAGCCATGACGTGATCTGGGCATCGAGGGCGCGGAGCTGCGTGACGGACGGATGCGTGACGACCTGCCCGTTCGCCGTGGTGTACCAGCGGCCTTCAGTTCCCGCGGCTTCTAGGTGTTCGCGCAGCGCGTGCCGTTCGTCCCATGCCTCGCAGAGCTGGCGAACGACAATCGGGTCCGAACCAGGAGCCATCCACGTCCGGGCGCCCGACCACACAAGCCGCCAGACCTCACGACCCTGTTCCCCCAAGGAATCCGGAGCGTCCGGGATCGTCCCGTCCGACGCGATCCCTTGGCCGGGCATCGGGGACGCAGGCAGCGGACGGTGTCCGGGGTTTCCCGCAGCGCGTTCGCGCTCAACGGGTTTACGGGGTCGGCCAGCGGCGCGGCCGGTCTTGGGTTGGGGCATGGCGTCCTCCTCGGCATCGCGCCGAATCAGGGTCGGACGGCATCGCGCCGAACCGAAAGAAGGGGCCGATCAAGGCCGGGGTTGGTTTTTGCGGGTGCGAGCGTCCGCCTTGCACGGGGCGGGGCTCCTGCTGGCCGGGGCGGAGGGGTTCCCCCCACCCCCCTGACCTGCGGTGATGCAACTCGATTCGATCTCGATTCGATCGACCGACCTGTTGTTGCAGGTCAGCGCGCGGCCTTGCGCCCGTTGCAGGACCTGCACAGCACGGTCAACGCCTGCATTGGATCGCCTCCGCGTGCGATGGGCACGGGGTCGTCGGCGGTCAGGTCGGCTGCTGCGTGTGGCGGTGTGCCCCAGCCTGGGCAGTGGTCCCCGTGCTGGGTGCGCCATGCTCGGACGGCGTTGGTTCGTCGTACTCTCACTGCCGTTGTTCGTGCCACCTTGGTTGGCGTGGTGCGTGCCAGGTGGGCGTCACGGGCCTGGGCGTGGGTGGGGCATCGGGACAGGCGCACCGCGTGGCCCCGGCATCCGGGTACTACGCACGGGGTTGGGGCTCGGCGCATCGGGGCTCCCTCGGTAACCGCAGGCGTGCGGGGTGCGATGCCTCGGGTGAGTCCCGCCTGCCGATCGGAGTACCGATGTCCCGCCGCCGCCTGCTCGCCCTGCCTGCTCTGCTCCTGCTCGCCGCGTGCACGGCGGAGGCGGACGAGCCCGCCCCCCTGCCGTCGTCCCCGGTGTCCACGGTGGATGCCGCACCCCGGACGTACCCCACGGATGGGGGGACGCTGCTGGCGGTGGAGTCGGACTGGCGCCCGCACCTGGAAGGCATCGACAACCCGGCTCGGGCAGAAGCCTGCTACGACGAGGGGTGGACGGAGCCGCGGTGCGGCCGGTACCTGGCCGGGGTGGTGCAGGACGTGCGTTCGGTGACGGACATGGCGGCGCAGGCTGAGTGGCCGTCGATGACGACTGCTGCGTCGAACCTGTTCGCCTCGTACGAGGAGTACGAGGAGATCGGCTGCCACGAGGCAGAATCGGCGGACTGCACGCGGCTGCGTACGGAGGTGCTGACCGGGCCGTCGTTGGTCCTGCTCGGCTACGAGGTTGACCTCGCAGGCTGATGCTCAGCAGCGAGCCGTTGCAACCACGGCGGACAGTCCAGCGAGAACAGATCCCATGATCGACCGGTGTGCGCGACGCAGCACCAGGTCGTGACGGTGGCGTAGCGACGTCCGTCCCGGCTGGTCGTCCACTCGAAGATTGCGGTGGCGGTGTCGTCGGGAGCAGCGGTGGTGACGTCGAGTTCGACCTCGGTGTGCGAGCACACGATCCGCATCCAACCCCCCGATGTCACTCCCTGTATCGCATTATTTGCTAGTGCGAGTACCAGCCCGGTGGTCTGATCTACTCAGCGTGACATTCGGGCTCGCCGTCCTCGCGGTTGCGGAACGATCTGACGTTGACCAGCGGATATGAGGTCATGTTCTGCCGCTCGCCGCCGTAATCCGAGCGCGTCCACACCCGAAGCACGTCGTCCGTTACGTCATGGTGGGTGCCGCCGTGTCGGGTCTCAGTGCCGTCGATGTGGGTGACGATCATCTTCCGATAGCGCACGGCAGGCTCCTCAGTCGATCCACTCGACGGTCGTCAGTCCGCCGTGTCCGTGGACGGCCTCGACATCGGCCAGGCCGCCAGTCCAGTGGACGTTCGAGACGCGCTCGCCGCGCCAGTGGACGGTGGCGGTGTCGTCGGGCCAGAGCACGCCGTCTGCGACGTGGCCGGTGCCGGACGGGCCGGTGACGTCGACCGCGCGGATCAGACGGAAGCGGCGGGGAAGGTCGTCAGGAATCACGTTCGCTCCTCAGCGGCGGCGGGGGTTGACCGGTCCCGTGCCGCCAGACCGGGACCGGCCGTCCATCCCCGCCAGAGGGTGGCCAGATCCCCGGCAGGCCAGTGGCGTGCTCACGGGGCGCAAGGAAGGCGGGGCTGTAGACGACGAAACCCCGCACTCGGCGGGGTTCGCGTGGCATCGGGTAGATACACCGATTGCGCAACATAATCAGACTAGTGTGTCAAGCCCTTCGGCGCAAGTGGACACTATGCGGCTATTTCCGCAGGTCGATTGAGGTCTAGCACGTCCGCGACCCGGTATACGCCGGGCGAGACGGCGGCGAGCCGCCTTCGGGACGCCCACGTGCGTATGCGCGTCGCCGGGATGTCGACGCCGACGGCGCGGAGGGTGGCGGTGATCTCCGCTGCTCCCCCGGTGAGGCCGCGCACTGACTCGACCATCCAAGCGAGACGCTGTTCGACGTCGTGTTCGGCTCCGCACTCCCGGCACGTCGCGGTTGTCCGTCCTTCGATGGCGCGGACGTCGGCGCGGCAGTCCCCGGTGTCGCAGGGGCCGATCCAGCGCCGGTCGGGGCCCCGGTCGATGATTCGCCACGCGGCGGACACGGCGTCGTGGATGTCCTCGGCGAAGGCGGCAGCGTCCTCGTGGGTCGCGAGCCACGTTGGGCGGGGTCGGGTGGACAGCCACGTCGAGAGGCCGGTGAGGGTGTGGTGAACGCCCGCGGGGAGGAACACATGCGTGCCGGGGTCGGGCTGGTGGACAGCTCGGACCGCTCGGGCGAGGGCGGCGAGCAGCGTCCGCTTGATCGCGCTGGCGTCCTCGTGGAACGACACGACCGTCTCCGCTGACCGTCCACCTGAGACCGGCCTCTGCGCGGCCTGCCGGGTGATGGTGATCTCCAGCTCGCGGTCCAGCTCCGGCACCTGCCCGAGGGCGCGCGTCAGGCGGGCGACGCAGCGCGGGCACAGGGCGATGTCAGTGGGGGCTTCGCAGGCAGAGCAGGTGTTCACTGTGGACCTCCCAGGCGCGGCGACCGGATCAGCGTAGCGCCCGTTCGGGTGATTGCACGCGAGGCGCGCTCGTGTATGTGCCCGTGTCGCCACCAGATGAGGGGGCGGCACGGGCACGAGGGCACCACATCTAGTCGGCGGGCGGGACGTCCTTGCGCGGGTCGGGTTGCTCAGCGTCCGTCTCCTCGGCGGCGGGTGCGGCGGCACGGCGGGCTTTGCGGATCTCGGCACGCCGCTGCCGATCGTGGTCGCGGAAGGTCTGCTCGAGGTTGTCGAAGAATTCCTGTCCGTTCATGGCGCTCTCCTTGGCGGGGTTGTCGCGTATCAGTGTCCCCTGCGCTGCCGCCCCGGTCTGTGGGAGCACCGGGGCGGCAGGGGGGTCAGCTTCCGTAGGGGCGGATGCCGCCGAGGTCGGTCTGTGCTCCTAGGACGGTTCCGCAGGGCCAGGCGGTGTCGCAGCCCGGTGCGGCGCACTGTTCGCCGTCGGGCCGATGTTCATCGAGGAGCCGGTGGATGACTCCACCGTGGGTCCGTCTGAACCTGCTCTGTTCCTTGTCGTCCCGGCGGTCGGACGCCTTGAGGAGAGCCAACCGGTAGTAGGCGAGTTCCTGATCATTCGTCATGAACTCAGTGTCGAGGGCGTGTGTCACCGGTGAACCCGAACGGACGGTTATGTCCTGTTCCTAGGAGCGCGGACATCTTTACCTGCGTTCCTTGCGGCACGCTGAGCTGTTCGTAGCTCGTCACCCTGACCAGGGAAAGACCGTTGAATTCGGCTAGGTAGACCAGGCTGTCGTACAACCTGTTCCAGGTCTCGGCCAGGACATGGTCGTCCGGGTTCGGCGCGATGACGATCTCATCCCCGGCTGTCCAGCCGTTGTCCACCGGGGTTGGGGTGAGCCGTTGGATCGCGGCGCGTGTCCTTGCCAACTCGACGGGGGTGAGCTCGGCGCGGTCGACGAACCTGCGGAGCTCGTCGATTCGCCACGAGGTCGGAGCTGCTGCGAGCGGCTCCGACCACCGACGCCGGTGGGCGCCCCGTTCGGTGACGAGGTAGTCGATCCGTCGGGGTGCCTGCCAGATGGGCATCTCGTCCACCCAGGCCATGTTGACGGCCGCGCCCATCCACCGGGGCCGGTAGTCGGGCATGGGATCGGGGTCCGGCGGGCGGCCCGCCCGCCGGGCTGACAGCCAGTCCCGCAGCTCGCCGCCGAGCCCTCCACCCTCGGCCTCGCCTTCCGACCGGGCGGCGTGCCACCTCTCCTGGCAGGTGTCCGAGCACCAGTAGTAGGAGGCGTCGCCCCGCAGGCGGCGGGAGCAGGTGGCGCATTGGTCGAGCTGGAGCTCGGCGGCCCGCTCGTCAGCCAGCGCGCCATCGATCGCCGCAACGATGTCGATCATCCCTGCTTCTCCTTCTCCTTCTGCTTCCCCCGGCTGTCCGCGATCAGGGCGGCCAGCCAGCGGCCGGATTCCGCCATCGCCTGGTCGCGGGCTTTGCGGCCTCGTCCCCGGCGAATCGGGGTCGGCCAGCTCGGGGCGATCGTCGGGATGTTCGTCACGGCAGGTCTCCTCGGATAACGGGGACAGCAATGGCGACGCACACCGCCGCCGATGCGGTCTGCACCCACCACGGGGCACCAGCCCAGAGGGAAGCGAGCGACAGGAGGGCCACGGCCATGGCGGTTCGGTCGGCGATCACGACGCCTCCCCGAGGATGATCTGGGCCAGGTCCGTGCCCGGCAGGGACTCCCGGTAGGCCTGTCGTGTCGGCGCGGCCTCGACGTCGAGACGATCCGCCTCCGCCCGCAGGAGTGCGGCGAGCGGGGCGGCGGCCGACGGGGCGAGGCCGAGGACCCACGCGACCCCCAGGGCGGGGGTGGGCGGGACGTCGGTCAGGCTGTCCAGCCGGGCGGCGGCCCGCCGGAGGAGGTTGGTGGTCTGCTCGGTCACGACGACTCCTCGGGTCCGAACAGCTGGGCGAGCGGGACCGGCTCCGGGGCGGGCCCAGTCGTTTCCTCTGGCTCCCAGAGCGGCCGGTACTCCCCGAGACGGGCGGTGACCGTGATCCGGCGTGATCCGTCCGACAGGGTCTCGACGGCGCGGACGATGTCATGCGCCCGACCTGCGGACACGTTCACCGCCACCGCCACGACGTCGTCCACATCGGTGTGGGCATAGTCCCCCTCGGGGACGTCGACCACCGCGGTCATCGTGACGCGGATCGGCGGGCGGCTCACGATGCCCGCCTCTCCGCGGTGTCGGGCAGCAGCCCGAGGCAGTCCAGCAGCACCCGGCAGTCGGCCGCGTCCGTCGCGGCGGCGGCCACGGCCAAGCGGGCGCGGGAACGCTGCTCGTCCGGTACAGGGTGGACGGCGACATTCTGAGGGCGCATTGGGAAGTCAGCCATCACACACCTCCGTCATGACGACCATGCCGCCGGGGATGCCGAGGTCATCAGTGGGCATCGCCTCGAACAGCGCGGACTGATCCGGGTGGCGGGGCGGCGGGACGTCACCGGGGTCGAGGAGCGGGCCGCCGCACTCCCAGCCGCACTCGCCGTCGAGGGCGGCGGCGTGCTGCTGCTCGCCGCAGGTGTGGCAGGTGACCTGCCAACAGGGCAGCGCCTCCTGTCGGACGATGCCGTGTCCCCGGCCGGGGTTGATCACCCGCACGGCGTCGGCGCGGGTCAGGCAGTGCGGGTCCTCCCAGGCATCGCCGTAGTCAACCCACCAGCACGGCTCGGGCAAGCGTACCGGGGAGGGAGACGTGTCGGGGTCACTCGTCATCGGTCGGCTCTCCCTGGTGGATGGCGACGAGGTCGCGCAGGACGTCGCCGAGCGGTCGGTAGTTCGCCTCGATCGACTCCGTCTCGGTGCGCCCGGTGTAGACGACCGCCTCGCCGTCGATGTCGGATCGGCCGATCACGATCTTCGACAGGTCGACGCCGTGCTCGGCGAGGATCGCGCGGATCTGGGCGATGGGGTCAGGCATCGGAGGTCTCCCCTCGATACTCGGCGAGGTCGGCGAGGATTTCGGCGCGGAGGGCGTCGTCCTCGTCCTCGGCGCTGCGGAACCGGGGGGCCTCGATGACCCTGGGCCTCGCCGGGATCGCGGCAGCCCAGGCGGCGACACCGGCGGGAGGCGGGGCGAACGCTCCCAACGAGTCGATGACGTTGCCGCCGTCCGAGGTGAGTGCGTACCAGGCGCGTTCCTCGGACCACGCCAGGCAACGCCCGGAATCCAGTGTGATGCCAGCGTCGAGGAGGTCGCCCTCGTCGGCGTACCAGGTCTCGACCGGCATTCCGGCGGCGGTGAGGGCGGACGCGCACGCCTGGATGTAGGCGTAGTGCGGGGTGTCGGTGCTCATGTCCCCTCCAGGGGTGAAGGGCCGACGCCGGGTGGTCCGGCGTCGGCCGGCGGGTCAGGCAGGGGCGTGCAGGACGATGAGGTCGGAGTGGCGGATCAACTCGAACTCGTCGGCGGCGAACCGCACCAGTGCGTCCTCCGCTCCCACGGTGATCACGGTGCCCCGGCGGGTGAGGCCGGTGGCGCGGTCCAGGTGCGAGACCGTGTCGCCCGGCGCGAAGGGGCCGGGCGCGTCGACGTCCTCCCGGAGGGCCTGGTCTCGGTACACGGCCAGCAGGTCGCGGCCGATCTGGGTCAGCTCGCACGGTCCGCCACGCGGGGAGACGATGCGTCCCTCCCAGAGGAGGTATGAGGCGGAGGCCTGCCCCTGCGGGTCAAGGAGGACCGGGCCGACCGGCTGCCGCGCCCACCACACGTCGTCGGCGTCGCAGGTCAGCAGTCCGGCCTCGACCCACGCCAGGATCTCCCCCTCGGTGTGGGTGCTCATGACGTGGCCTCCTTCGCATCCACATCGAGGATGCGCAGGTGATCCTTGCTGATCGTGAGACTGTTACGATTCTCCATGTCGGATTCCTCCTAGGTGTTATCCGACGGTCGGGCGGGTGATTCGGACACCCGCCCGACGCCTATTTCACTGGGCCGATTCTACCATTTCGAGTTCGGCATTCGCATTCGCCGACATGACCCGGATATGCACTCCGGGGATCTCGTCGAGTTCCGCGAGCCGTTTCCGCGCGCGCAGTTCCGTTGCCTGCGAATCGTCCGCGATAGTGCCCGCCGAGGTGAGCGCGTCGAACACGGCGCGGACGAGTTTATCGAGGTCAGGACGCTTAACTGCGGGCGGTGTCCGCCGCTTCGGCGTGCTCGTCGGCCGGGGCATCACGAATTCCAGGTCGACGGCAACGGGTTCTCCTGCGCCGTGCCGGGTCATTCCCGAGGCCGCCCACCGAATGGATTCCCGCCATGGCTTCACCGCTTTCGAGGACTCCACGAGGATTCCCCGTCCGACGTGGCGTTTCGAACCCTGCGGGGCGGGATGGCCGGCCACGAACACCGAATCGTTCACTTCCCGACTCCGATCGGGGTGTACTTCTTCTTCATCTCGTCGTGGGTCTGCACGGGGTCAGCCATGTCCGCCGCCGATCGCACGGCGCACGCGAGTGATCTCCAACTCGCGGCCGGGCCTCCCGGCGAGCGTGGCGACGAGTTGCAGCTCGACGGCGACAAGCATCGAGGCGTAGATCTGCGCTACGAGTGGCATCGCCTCGCGGTCAGCGACGTCCTGCGGGTCGGTGGACAGCACCCGGCGGTACAGCTCTTCGCGGCTGCGGATCTTCTTCGGCTGGGTCACTCGTCCTCCAAGGTCGTCGGGATCTCGACGGTGATCGTGGCCTGCGCGATCATGCGGGCCACCTGCTCCACCTCGGCGAGTGTCAGATCGCCGAGGTCGGTGTCGCCGGCGCCCTCGGCGATCGCGTCGGGGTCGTCGTTGTCTCGGGCGGACGACAGGATCAGGTCGGTGGCGAGTTCGCGGAGCGCCACCGTCCGGGGTCCGCCGGACAGCCGGGCGAGCAGCTCGGCCGCCTCAGAGTTCGGGCAGCTGCCCCCCGCGTCGGGCACGCCGTGGGCCTGGCATCCGCCGTGGTGGTCGTACCAGCACGGGTCGGGGTCGGTGAGGTCGTCGAGCAGGCGCAGTGCGGTAGCGAGGTCGGCCTCGACGGTCACGACTCCTCCCGCACGTCGTCGCACAGTCCCGCTGCGCGCATCTCGGCGCGCAGGCTGGCGACGGTCGTGCCGTCGTCCGGTAGGACAGGACGCGGGTCCTCCCGCACGTACTCGACGGCGGTGACCTCGCGGGCCACGACCCGGTACGCCTCGGGGCAGGGGTCCTCGTAGGCGTGCTTCCCAAGGCCCTCGGTCCACTCGGCGGCCAACAACGCGCCGTCCGTCAGGCGCCACACCTGGCGGCGTCGGACGTAGTACGGACGGCCGTTCTCCAGCCGGACGATGCTGTAGTCGACGGATCGGGCGCCGGGGTCGACGCGGTCTACGACGTCGGACGCGTACTCGTTGGTGTCGGCTACGACGGCCGCGACGATCTGATCTGCCTGGGTGCTCACTGGTCACACCCCCACCGGCAGATGCCGCAGTGGAGCCCCAGGCAGTCCCGGTCCTCACAGTGGGTCTCGATCAGATAGTCGCCGTGGCAGGCGGGGCACTCGGTGACGTGGTCGTTGATCATGAGGTCCTCTCTGTTCTCGGTGTCCACCGCCGCCCCGGCATCGGGGTCCGGGGCGACAGAGGGCACCGGCGTCAGTCAGTCGGCAGGATCACGGCCACGGACGCGCCCCGGATCAGTTCGGACACCCGGCGGTGCTGCTCGTCGGACAGATCCCCGCCCAGGTGGCCATCCGCCATCTCGCCGATCGACAGGTACTCGACGTCCCTGGCGTGCTCGGTGATCACGTACGTGGCGTACTCGCGTAGCTGAGCCTCGGTGTAGGTGGTGTCGCTCATCGGCTTGGCCTTCCCTTGGTCAGGTGTTCAGGACGTCGGTGACGAGGTCGTTCAGGTCCTGCTGGAGCTGGCGGGCGGCGACCAGGAGACGCGCGAGGCGTTCGCCGACTTCGCCTTCGGTTGCGGCGGCGGCTGCGGCGAGGGCGTCGATGGCGTCCTGGAGGTCGATCGTCTCGACGGCGTGCAGGTGCTCGGGGGTCATGGCGGGTCCTTTCGGTTCGAGGTCAGGGAGGTCGAGTCGGTGGATGAGGTAGCCCACCTCCTCGGAGGCGGCGTAGTTGTTCCGCCTCGCCCACTTCGCGAGGTCGGCGATCCATCCGAGTGAGCCGGTGGAGTCGATGACGAGGGTGGCCCCGGTCTTCCGCGCGGCGTGGCCGACGCGGCGGGCCTCGGCGACCACGGCGGCGGCGGCCGTCGGGCTGTGGCAGGTCAGGATGTGCTGCGCAGCGGTCAGCATCAGAACGGCACCTCCTCGCGGTTGCCGACTGCAGGTGCTCCGCCCCACGGGTCGTCGGCGGGGGCCTGCGAGGGTCGCGACGGCGCCGCTCCTCCCCGCTCGACCTTGCGCACGGCGGCCGTGGCGTACCGCAGCGAGGGGCCGATCTCGTCGACCTCAAGCTCGACGACGGTCCGCTTCTCGCCGTCCTTCTCGTAGCTGCGCTGCCTCAGCCGTCCGACCGCGATCACGCGGGTGCCCCGGCTCAGCGACTCGGCCGCGTTCTCGCCCGGCTGCCGCCACAGTGAGCAACGGAGGAACAGGGCGTCGCCGTCCCTCCACTCGCCGCTCTGCTTGTCGAAGGTGCGTGGGGTCGAGGCGATGGTGAACGACGCGACCGCGTCGCCCTTCGGGACGAATCGGAGGTCGACATCGGCGGTCAGGTTCCCCACCACGGTGATCGTCGTTTCGCCTGCCATCAGGTGCTCTCCTTCGTCGTTTGTTTGCGTCGGGCGTCGAGGACGTCCTCGCGGTATGTGGTGAGGACGTCGATGTGCTGCTCTACCTGCACGCAGCCCCGGTCGTAGCCGCCGAGTCGGTGCTCGGCGAGCAGCTCGGCGGCGAGGATCAGCGCGTGGTCGAGGCCGTCGGCCCGGTCGAGGGTGGTGATGTCGAGGCCGGTGGTCTCGGCGAGCAGTTCGGCGGTGGACTCGATCTCGTCGTCGCTCATCGGGCGTCCTCCGGGGTCAGCAGCTCGGTGACGTCCCGCCACGGCTCCACGAGCCGCTGCTCGATGCGCGATCCCGGCGCCTGCCGGTGCAGTGCAGTGGCGTGCCCGACCGTGCTGGCCGGGTGCACCTCCACGCCGATCCCGTCGGCGGGCCTCACGAGGACGCGGTATTCGACGATCACGTCGGCTCCGGCTGGAACATGCCGATCCATCCGCACGCGCACTCATACGCCGTGATCGTGTGGACCTCGGCGGGCAGCCTGACGCCCTGCACGGTGCGGCAGGAGTCGCAGGTCACCCGGTAGACCACGGTCGGCGGGTTGGTCTCGGTGGCGGGCTGGGTCATCGGCCCTGCTCCTCTCGGTGTGCGCGGGCGTGGTGTGCGGCGTGGACGGGGCAGGTGGGGTCCATCCAGCCGTCGGGGTCGCCACCGCCGGGGCACGAACAGGTGGTCCTGCTGGTGTTGGTCACTGCGATCACGGGGGTTCCTCTCGTCTCGTCGCGGGTGTCTGGTGCCCCGGTGCGCTGCCTGATGCGCGGGCGGGCGGGTCCGTCCGGGGCTGGTGGGTCAGTCCTCGTCGTCGAAGTCGTCGTCCTCGTCTTCCTCGTCGTCTTCGCGGTACTCGGCGGGGATCTCCGGCAGGGTCACCTCCCACACGGGACCTGAGTAGGAGATCCCCATAGGCGTCCCGTCCTCGTTCAGAGATCCATCGCCGAGCCCGATCCGGTCGTCGTTGATCTCGCCGTCTGCCTCCATCACGACGAGGCCGCCGGGAACCGTCTCGCCGTCTGCCCACATGCGCGGGGCAAGAGCGGCGGCGATGGTGTCGGCCCACTGGTCGATGGCGTCCTCATCGATGCGGTACTCGTAGTCCTCTTCCTGCAAGAACTCGTCGTTCTTCGCGACGATGACGGCCTTGATGCGGGACTGGAGCGAGTCGGTCATGCGGCTTCCCTCCGTCTGTCTGCCTGTCTGGCGGACTCCACCGACCCCGTACGAGACGGGGACGACGGGGAACGTCAGCGCTGGCGGTCGCGGCGGGCATTCTCGGCCCATGCGTCGTCTTCTTCGGCTTCGGTGAGGACGACGGTGGTTCGGACGGCGTGCACCTGGACCACGCGGGCCACCGTGTCCGCGTGGTGCCACGTCTTAGTAGCTAGCTCCGCCAGCGCCTCGGCGACGGTGTCGTGGCACGTGGTTCGGAGATCGAGTCCGAGACGGACGTTGGTGATCTCGATCTGGTAGTAGGTCTCTTCGCGCTGCATCTTCAGCCCTTCGACACAGTCCTTTGTGGACGGTTGGTGTCCGCTCCCGCCCAGGTCGGGGTCACCGGGCGGGAGCGGAGGTGCGGGGAGGGTCAGCTGCCGAGGACGGCGAGCGAGGCGGAGCCCCGGCGGACGCACACGATCAGGGCGGCCAACTGGTCGTCCGTCAGGGACGGCAGCCCCGTCGGGTGGTCGGTGGCGACCCGGCGGACCTCGTCGAGGAGCACACCGTCGACGGCGTCGGACTCGGCGAGCAGGGACGCGGCGCGGGTCTCCTCCGCCGTCGGCCACAGCGGGCCGTGAGCGGCGTCGTGGGCGGCGTCCAGCTCGCGCAGCAGGCCGCGCTGGCCGACCGTCGTGGTGGTCACGCCGTCGGGTCGGGTGACCTCGGCGAGGTCACCGTGGCGGACGACGACGGCGACGATCTGACCGGCGGAGTAGGCGATCTCGATGTCGCGGTAGGAGTCGCGGGTGATGCGGTTCGAGTGATCCAGCAGAGCCGGCATGATGTGTGTGCTCCGATCTGCCCCCAGCAAGGGGCGGAGGCGGGTGTTGTGTAGGACCGGCCGGGGCGGCTTACTTGGAGGTTGGACGCCCCGGCCGGGGCACCCCCACGGAGGTGGGGAGGGGGTCGGTCAGGCGGTGGCGTCGTCGAGGATGACGCGGGCCGCCGTTCCGTCGGTCGCGGTGCTTGCGGCGGTGCCGATCAGCTCGGTCGTCGCGTCCATCCACGCCACTGCCTCGGCTCCACCTTGGGAGGCTCCGACGGCGGCCCGGCGCGCTGCGGCGTCGTTCCGGGCGACGATGACCATGGCGTAGGCGGCGTCGGGCGACGGGCCGTCCATGGAGCGTCGAATCAGGTAGATGTTCATCAGGTCACGCTCCGATCTGCTCGATGGCGGCCAGTAGAATCGCCGACTGGTCGAACTCGCCGACGGTGCCCTCCCGCTCGGCGCGGGCGAACTCCGCGTCCATCGCCCGCGATGCCTTCGGGTACCTCGTTTCCAGCTCCGTGGTGATCCGGGTGCGGAGGAGCCACGCCGCGCCATCGGTGTAGCCGTCCAGTGCCGCCAGCGTGGCGATCAGGACCGGGCTGGTGGTGTTGCTCATCAGATCGTCCAGCTCCGTGTTCAGCGCGGCTGCTGCGTTCATCTCCGCCTCCGTGGTGTCGCTCTCTCCGTATGCCAACAAGTTTGGCCTACCCGGTTGTGGTTGTCAAGTCGTTTGGCGACTCCAGTTGGCAAAACAGTTTCGCCAACCTGGTTGTGAGACCATCACGTCATGACAGACACCGCCGATGACCTCAAGAAAGCCGCCACCGCCTTCCGCCGCGCCGAAACCGTCCTCGCGAACGCTCGAACCCGGCTCGCCGACGCGATCCGCGCCGCTGACGCTGACGGCGTCCGCCAAGCGGAGATCGCCCGGATCACCGGCTACACGCGGGAGAACATCCGACTGATCGTGCGAGCCCCCGCCGACTAGCCGCCCGGTTGCCCGCAGGACGGCCTGCGGGCACACCCGGATCATGGCTCCAGTTGGTTCGACATGCACACAATGCGCTGGTAGTGGCCCTGGAACGCACCGACCACCACCCCCGTCGGCCCCTGCCGCTGCTTGGCAATGATGATCTCGATCTCGCCCGGCTTCAGATCGTCATCACGGTGCAACAGCAGGACGTTGTCGGCGTCCTGCTCGATGGCGCCGGACTCGCGCAGCTCCGACATGAGCGGCTTCTTGTCCTGCCGAGTCTCCGAGTTGCGATTGAGCTGCGAGGCCACCACCACGGGCACCCCGAACTCCTTCGCCATCAGCTTCAGTGCCCGGCTCATCTCGGACACCTGCTGCTGCCGCTGCGACACCCTCGGGTCGTGGTGCTGCATCAGCTGGAGGTAGTCGACGACCACAAGGCTGTACGGCTCGCCGCGACGGGCGGCGTCGGCGACGTATCGACGGATCTTCGCGACCCCGCCAGACACCATCTCCGTCACCCGCAGAGGACGGCCCTTCGCCTTGCCTTGGGCTTTCGCGACCTTCATCCTGTCGGCGTCAGACAGCTTCTTGGCGACCAGGTCCGAGAGGTTCACTCGCGCGTCACTCGCCATGATCCGCAGCATCAGCTCACGCTTGGACATCTCCAGCGAGCAGATCAGCGCCGGGGACCCAGCGGCGGCGACGTGCGCGGCCAGCTGCACACCCAGCACGGACTTGCCGACGCCGGGGCGGGCGGCGACCACTGTCACCGATCCCGGCGTGATCCTCAGGAGCCGGTCCAGGTCGGCGAGCCCGGTGGGCAGACCCGGTTCCTCGGTGGGGTCGTCCAGCCAGTCCGAGGTTTCCGAGTAGAGGTCGTCGAGGTCGGAGAGGTCGTCATCGGCCTGGCCGTGGACACCGAACAGCGCCTGCTGCGCGGCTTCGAGGACGTCTTCGACCGGGGCACCGTCCCCGCCGAGCATCCCGACCTGGGTGATCTGCTGGCCTGCGGCGACCACCCGGCGGAGCATGGCCTTCTCGGCGACGATCGCCGCGTAGTAGGTCGCCGAGCCGCCGACGGGGGCGTCCCCGAGGAGCCCGACCAGGTAGGGGCGGTCGCCGACGCGGGCGAGCTGCCCAACGGCGTCGAGTTCGGCTGCCACGGTGACCGGGTCGGCGGGGTCGCCGCGGTCGTCGAGGCGGCGGATCGACTCGTAGATCACCTGGTGGGCGAGCCGGTAGAAGTCGCCTCCAGCGATCATGTTGGCGACGGCGCCGATGACCCGGTTGTCGAGGAGCATCGCGCCGAGGACGCCCCGTTCGGCGGCCTCGTCCTGCGGGAGGGTGTCGGGGATGGCGGGTTCGGTCATCACAGGTCTCCGGCGGGTTCGCGGCGGTCGTGTCCGCCGAGCTCGATCTGGTGGCACATCTGCCCGATGCGGGATGCGATCCGGTCGCCGAACTTCGGGCGCAGCTCGGCGGCGGGCAGGTTGGTCGTGATGAGCATCGGGAGCATGTGCGTGTACCGGTGGTTGATCAGGCGGTAGAGCTGCTGCTCCGTCCACTCCGAGGTCTTCTCGGCTCCGAGGTCGTCGAGGAGTAGGAGCGGGGTTCGGGCGTAGCGTTGGTAGGCCGCCTCAGGGTGGTCGCTGCCGCGTTGCGCGGCGTAGAAGTCGGCGGCGGTCACGGCCTCCCAGGACAGGCGCAGCCCGGACGCGGAGAGGGCTCGGATGATGCCGAAGGCCGTCCAGGTCTTGCCGCTGCCGACGGTGCCGAGGAACAGCAGCGACGGGGCGCACTCGACCTTCGGCACGGGGTGACCGGTCGCCACGGCCTCGGCAACGATTCCAGAGACCCATTTCCGGGCGCTCAGTTCGTCCACAGTGGCCGATCGGTACCGGGCGGGCAGGGATGCCCGGAGAAGCTCCCCGGCCTTCTCTCGGGACTTCTGAACGTGGGTCGGGTCGAGGTGGTCAGCGTCGAAGTCCTCGACGCGGGCGATGGTGGTCATGGGTCAGATCCGTCCTCGGAATCCGGCGGTGGGAGCGCGGTCCTGGTGGGGCTGGTGCCCGCCGGACACGGCGCGGAGATGGCGGTGCGGCGGGAGTTCGTCGGCCCACTGCTCGTCGTTCAGCCATGTCGAGGGGTGCGGAACCCAGGTGATGTCCCGGCCCCGGTAGTGCTCGCCGTAGGCCTCGGCGGCGGTGATGATCTCCTCGACCGGGGTCGACTGGGCGGCCTTCTCGAACGCCGTCCTGGCACGGGGCTTCTTGGCCTTCTTCGGATAGGCGGCCCAGAAGCGGTCGAACGCCTCGGGGTCAACCTGCGCCTTGGCGGCCTGCTTCGGCTTTGTCTTGGGAGGGGTGGTCGGCATCCCGTCGAGTGCGGCCTGGCCGTCGGACAAACCCGGCTGCGGAGCGGCCGGGGTGTCTGTTCCAAGAGAAGAGCCAAGAGTAAATACAAGAGGGGGGTCGGATTTCCGACCTGTCCGAGCCGGATTTCCGACCTGTCCGAGCCGGATTTCCGACTGCTCCGTTTGGGTGAGGACCGGTCGGATTCCCGGCTGGTCGACCGGTCGGATTTCCGACCTGTCCGCCGGGGTCGTGTGAAGCTGGTACCGGTTGGACTGCGACGAGTTCCCCTGCCTGATCTTGGTGAGCCAGCCGTCGTCGATGAGGCGCTTCACGCCGGCCTTCGCCTGACTCAGACTCATGTCGGCGTCGACGGCGATCTGCTCGGTGGTCGAGTCGGAGACCCCGGTCTTGTTGTCGGCACGCATCGCGAGAGCCGCGTAGGCGCGGGCGGCGGGAACTCCTGCGACGAGTTTCGGGAAGATCGCCGCAGGGATCATGATCCGAGGGACGTTGCCCTCCCTGATCCAACTCATCGGCCACCGCCGGGCGGCACGATCTCGCCTGCGGGGACGAGCAGCGCACAGATGGCGCGAACGGAGTGCAGGCCCGGATACGCGAGAGCGCGGCGGGCGGTGTCGGGAAGTACCGACGGGTGGCTGAGTGCAGTATGCTGATGCACAGGCATACTGACGTCACCCCCTTCATCGTCGCAGGATGGATACGGGGTAGGCCCGGATGAGGTGTTGACGCACCTCTCCGGGCCGCTTTTCTTTTGTGGCTCGATCATACCTGACGCGCCCTCGAGTTCGGCATTCCGACTAGCGCATTGCGCCGTTCCCATGGTGGCACGGGACACGAGGCCGCCGAATGGGCTACGCCGATTCTTGGTTCCCATTCCGCACCTCTTTCCCTCGCCGCTGCTGGTCAGGTCCGTCACGCTGCTCGGTCTCGTCTCGCCCGTCCGGACATGTCGGCGGCGGCCCACCTGATCGCCGCGTCCTCTGGGTGCTCGACAGCGATTCCTCCCTGGTCAGTGAGGTAGGACGAGCCGAAGCGGAGTAGGACGAGCACGTCGGACGGCGGCAGCGGCGAGGCCTGTCTGATCAACCACCCGTCGGCCAACGCCTGCGTTCGGTTCGATTCCACCCATTCGTGGCACGAATGACAGAGGTGCACCAGATTGGATGGATAGTTGGTATCTGCTCGGCATGTGCCGCCCATTCCTCGGGGCCTCCGGTGATGAATCTGGTGTCCCTCTCGGCAGCACCTCTCGCACAATCCCCCCGAACGTGCGAGAACCAAGTCGGCCTGCTGTTTCGTCGGCCCGGTCTTCTTGCTCATGGCCTGCTCCCCCTCTCCTGTCGGGCAGCCACGGCGAGCCGCCAGCGCGAGGCTGGCGGCCACCGTTGGTCACCCGGTCGGGCGGAGGACCGGCGTCAGCTCCTGATCCGGCAGGGGTGGGTGGATCACATCGAAGGTCGGGATGGTCGACGTGACGCCGTCCTCCTCAGACGGCGCGGGAATCAAGCCCTGGTAGGTCAGGCCGACCTGAACTCGGGTCGGGGCCGACGGGTGCGGAGAGAACGTCTCGAACTTCCCCTTGCGGCGGCGGGCCACCGAGACGAACGCCTTCGCCGCCTCCAGCGGGAGAACCCGCCGCGGGCCGACGACGTCCTCCTCGCCCGCGACGTGCTCCTCTGCCAGCGCGGACCAGACGCTCCTCGGGAACTTGGCGAGGTTCCCGGCGGGGAACCGCACCTGCTTCTGCTGCTCGTCGACCTCGAACAGACCGGGGTCGTCGACCCGGCTGATGAGGATGCGGCCCGCGTCGGCGGTGATACGCAGGAAGGTCGTGATCTCGTTGCGCCGCTCCTCGACCAAGAGCGGCTTGAACGCGGCGATGGTCATCGACACGCCGTCGTTCGGCAGCAGGACTGGGGCCAGCGTGCCGTCGGCGACCTCACGGCAGTGGCCGATCAGACCGGTGGTGGATGACGTGGAGGTGCCGGACAGCACGGTGGTCCGGCCGACGTCGATCGGGTCGTCGGCGAGCGCGGTGTGCACCAGGATGCAGCCGGTCGCGACCTCGGGGTTGTCGTCGCAGGTGTGCAACAGGTCGGCCAGCATTCCCAGCAGGGCGCTCGTGGGCAGGGTCACGGACATGGCGGGGTCTCCTTCGCGGGGAGGGCGGGGTTGGGTCCGGGGCAGGGTCGGCAGCGCGGGTCCACGTGCACCACCAGCCCGGACGTGGTGATGGCGCGGGCGGGCTGCTGGCACGCGGCGCAGGCGATGCCGTGCAGCGGGATCGGGGACGGGCGGCGGGTCGGCCTCACAACGCCACGCCGAGGGACGCGACGACAGCGCGGATCAAGAACTCCGCCGCAGGCGGGGTGACCCCGTTGCCGAGCTGTTTGATCTGTTCGCGGCGTGTCCCCAGCACCCGGTACGACGGCCGGAACGCCATCGCGGCCTGCACCTCCGGGCTGAGGAGCATGCGGAACCGCGACTGCTCCACAGACCGATCAATGACCTCGACCAGGGCGTACCGATCCCGAGTCGTGAGCGTGCCGACCGGTCGGGACACCGGCACCGCCGACTCCGACGACCCGTAGTACGGCACCAGCAGACCCTCGGTCTCCCGCGTCGTGCGAGTGCGGAACGGGGCGGTCACCGGGCTAGCGGAGGAGTTCCACGTGCCCCCGGCGGGGACGAGGGTCGGCACCCCGGCGTGCCGCTCGAGCCCGGCCCGAATCCGGGCCAGCGTCGCCGGGCGGAGCGGGCGATTCCGCTCGCCGATCACCTGCCCCTGCACGGACCAGTCGATCGCGTCGGACGCAGGAGACACGTGCGGCTCGACGATGCCGTTCCGGCACTCCACCCTCGGGCACCGGTACACATACTGAGCCCGATACCGACCCCACCGCTCCGTCTTCTTCCACGCCTGCACGGCCCGGACCCGACGATCACACGGCGCGCACCAGGCCTCCGGGCGGATCTCGAGGTCCGGGGCGGGGTTGCCTTCCCGCCAGAGCACGACGTACAGCCGGTCCCGGCTCTGCGGGGCCCGCGGTGCAGCGACCGACGGGGCGTGCATCGAGTTGAGGTACACCTCGTGGTGCCGGTATCCGAGCAGCCGCATCGCGTGCAGCCACGCCGGGTACAGCGGCCAGAGCGCGGCATCGACGACGTTCTCCACGATGATCGCGTCGTAGCGGTGGTACTCCGCGAACCGCGGGACGTCCCACATCGTGGCGCGAGAACGTTGCGACGCCTCGTCGGACAGCGTCTCCCCGAACAGGTCCGGCTCCTGGTGCGCACGAGGAACACCTCGAGCCTGGGAGTGCGCGGTGCATTCCGGGCTGGCCCACAGGATGTTCGTCCTCGGGTAGCGGCGAACCTCGACGTCGTGCTCAACGCCGGGGAAGTTCGCGGCGTGCGTCTCGATCGCGAGCGGCCAGTGGTTGGCCGCGATCCGCAGCTCAACTCCGGGGACGACGCTCGCGCCGAGCCCGCTCCCACCCGCACCGCAGAACAGATCGGTCACCGTGATCACGCGGCCACCTGCCTCGGACGCGAGGTCAGGTGCCACCAGCCGCACCAGTAGCACTGGTAGACCGCGCACTCCCTGCGGCGCTCATCCCCGGCAGCAGCCTGACGGCGGCAGGCGTCCAGCTCGGCGCGGGCACGCTCCTCGGTGGACCAAGCGAGCTTTTCGGATCTGCAGTAACGGCTCACGCCGCCACCTCCCTCAGGTCCTCCAGCAGCACCAGCGGCGACACCCCGGACGCGAGGACGAGGAGCGCATCCCCGTGGCAGGGGACGTCCAGGGCGCACCGGCAGGCCAGGTCGCGCCCGGCGAGCACCGGGATCAGCGCGAGGTGGTCGAGTCGGCGCTTGGCGAGGTCGTCCAGGACGACGGACCCGGCCAGCCACGAGATGTAGAGCTGGACGGCCGCCGCAGCTGCGGCGGACTCCGTCTCGGTGGTGCCGTACACGGTGGGCACGTCACCCGCCACGCCCACGGCCCACGGCCGGGACGTGGACCAGCGCGGCCAGGGCCACGTCGCGAACGGCGACGGCAGGGCGGTGTCGATGTCGACCGCGCCCGCCGTGTCCGCCCGCAGCTGGGTGAGTGTCAGACGGCGGGCGGTCATGCCGCACCCGCCATCGCGTACGCCTGCCGAACCAGAGCGCCAAGCGACTGCACCGTCGCAGCGACGTCCCGCACCGTCCGCAGGTGATCCTGCGCCGCCTCCCGTCCGGTCTGCGCCAGCCGGTACGCCCTATACTCCTCAGATGCCCGGTCGTCCACCCACGCATCCCGCTCGGCGGTGGTCGTCCCGCCGCGCGTCACCCGAGGGGCGTCGGGGCTGAGCATCGCCCGGCGGTGCACCGACCGGTAGTCCAACTCCGCCATGGTCTCGACGTCCCGCGCGACGCGCAGGCTCCTCTCTGCCCGCGCGAGATCATTGACGCAGGCGCGGAGCTTGCGTTCGATGTCGACGGGAGACAGCGGCTCGTAGGGCGCGCTCATGCCGCACGCTCCTCGGACTCGACGTGCTCGGTCAGCCAGGTCTTGAACTGCCGCAGAGCCTTGACCGACGCCGATCGGATGTCCTGGCCGGTCTGGCCCGAGAACCCGTCGGCGATCTGGGGCAACGTGAAACCCCGCTTCTGGCCCAACGCGGCGATCTCGTTACGCAACTGCGACGCCTCGTCGACCGGGGCAGCGGCCTCGACGGCAGCTGGTGCGCTGTCCACGGGGGCACCTTCCTTGCGCCACAGGTCCAGTGACACCCCGAACCTCATCGCGGCGTTGCGGATGGCGTCTCCGATGATCTCCTTGACCGCGTCCCCACCCTTCTTCCCCTCGGCGTGCCCGTACCCGAGTCGGGTCACCCCCGCGACCGTCAGTCGAATCCACATGCCGCCCTGTTCATCACGGGCGGGCAAGCCCTTCTGGTCGAATGCCACCGGCTCCCACGTCCACTCGGGGTCGACCTGGAGCAGTCGGTCGGTGGCGTCGGCGTGGCCTACGAAGTCGAGGTGCATGTGGGCGCTGGTGATCCACTGGGTGCAGACCCCGCACTTGGACTTCTGGTGTTTCCCGCAGGACTTCCCTTGGGCGTCTCGACATGCCGGGCATGTAATGCGGGGAAGTTTGCCGATGCACTCGGCCGGGAACGGCGCGCGCAACGCGGCCTGCTGCTCTGGGGTGATGCTCATGCGGCCCTCCGGGCAAGATTCAGGTAGGTCTTGTAGTCGAAGGCACGGCTGCCCCGTGGCTCGTCGTCGGCGGGGCGCAGTGCCCGGAGCAGTTCGTGCAGCTCCCACGGCTCCCGGTCCGCTGTCACCGACACGGCGAGATCCGTCCGGGCGTGGACGGCCACGACGTGCGGCTCGTCCAGCGGCACCGACACCACCACCAGCGCCGCGTCGGGCGACAGGTACGACACCTCAGCCCAGCCGGGGACGCGACGGCGAACCATCGCGTCTACCAGACCAAGCAGGTCGTCTCCGGGAGCGAGAGTTCGTCGGTGGGTGACCGTCAGGCTCATGCCGTCCGCCTCGTCCCGTTGTTGCGACGCTTCAGCGCCCGCCGCTCGTCCTCGGACATCGCGCCCCACACCCCGTAGGCCTGCCCGCTCTCCAAAGCCCAGCTCAGGCACTCGGAGGACACCGGGCAGCGGCGGCAGACGGCCTTCGCCTCATCGATCTGATCCAGCGCAGGTCCGGTGCTTCCCACCGGGAAGAACAGCTCGGGGTCCTCGTCGCGGCACGGCATCACCGGGGACGCCATCCAGGACGAGGGCGGCGCCTCACGCACCGCCGGTCCGACATGCGATCGGGCCCGCTCCGCGCGACGAACCTGCGCCGACCTCTTCTCCGCCCGCAGGCAATCGCCGCACCGACGTCGACCCGCCGAGTCCAAGACCACCGACGCCTCAGTCACCTCGTGGCCCGCCGCGCACCGACCGTTCGGCCACATGTGGCTGTACACCACCGCCGCAGTCACGACACACCGCCGACAGCCCGCGCCCGACGAAGCTGCGCCGCACCGGTTTTCGCGCTGTAGTACCGGCCGCCCACCACACCCGACGGCGCCACATCCGTCTGCGACATCGCCGTCGCGTCACACTGGGACCGCACCGGGCACCGGCCGCAGATCGACAACGCCTCCCGCACCCGAGGCAGACGAGCGGGACGACCACCGGACCGGCGGGACTCCTCGTCCGACGCCTCCTCGAACAGATCGGGTTCGGAATCACGGCAGGCCGCGTCGTTGCACCAACTCCCGGTGCGCGGACGGTGCTCGAACGCCTCCACCGTCTCCGCCGCCAGCTCGGCGGCGGCGTTGTACGGCACCGGGGCAGGGCGTGGGATCGGACGCGGTGCAAGGCCGCGCAGTGTCGACTGGCGACGGGACCGGCGGGTGACCGACCTGGTGCAGGCGCGGCAGCGCGGCGAGCCCGACTTCTTGATCATGATGTTGTCGATGGTCATCGGGTGGCCGTTCGAGCAGTGCCCGTCAGGCCGCCGAGCCGTCACGTATAGGCCGTTGACCAGGGGCAGGTCCAGGGTGGCGGTCATGCCGCGCCTCCAGTCGCCCGCATCGCGGCGGCACGCTCGCGCAGCTCACGCCGCTTCGAGGTCAGCCGGGCCAGACGGTTGCACTCCAGGGCGCGGTCGGGGAACACCGTCATGTCCTTGCGGATCTGGTTCACCACCTGCAAAAACCGGTCGATTCGGACGCCGTAGCGCTCACGGATCACGACGTCGGCGCGGGCGGCCGTGAGGCCTTGGGAGTAGAGGTCCAGCACGGCCCGCTTCTGCTCCGGCGTGACCGGCGGCCACTGCTCGGTGGCGTTGTCCCGGTCCTGCTGGCGGATGCGCGCCAGCTGCGCCTCCGTGGCCCGTGCCACGGACTCCCGGCGGCTCACGTCCCGCTCTGCGTCTCGGGCGATACGATGGTGGTTGATCATTGAGACCTCAGTTCTCGTGATCATGGGGTCGCTCAGTGGCTGCTGAGCGGCCCCGCTTCATGTGTGGGGTCAGGCAGCGCGGCGGGTGTCGCGTCGAACCGACGCGGACACCGGAGTCGGCGGCGTCGTCGGCGCGAGCAGCAGGCGGAGAGCCGCACGGGTCTCCTCGGACAGCGGCGGGGCCGCCGCCGCGCTGGCACGCGCCGCTGCCAGCGCTCCCGCGCACAGAACCGGGCGGGTCATGCCGCTGCCTGGTCGTACTCGCAGGCACACCGAGTCGTGATCCGTTCAACTGGGATGTCAAGCGCCCGAGCGATAGCAACCTCCAGCGCGGGCGAGGCGTTGCGCCGCCCGCGTTCGACGTTGCTGATCGTGTCCTCGTGGACTCGGTGTCCCGCGATCGTGATCGTCCGAGCGAGCGCTCGAATCGACATGCCCGCGCTGCGTCGGAGGGAGCGAATCTCCCGTCCGAGGGTTCTACAGTGCGTCGTCATGTCTGTCAGAGTAGACGGACTCTGTCAGATTAACAACCCAGTACTGACAGATTATGCGCCCATGTGGTCTGACCTGCTAGACCGACCAGCCGGATCTGCCGCTCCGACGCGACCCGCGCACTCCGCACACGCAACAATCAGTGCCATGTCCACCCCCGCCACCCGCCGCCGCCTCGCCACCCTCCTCGACGACGCACGACAACAACTCGGACTCAGCAGGACCGCACTCGCCCGGAAGGCAGGGGTCTCCCTCGACCCGCTCAAATCCCTCCTGGACGCCGACGACGTCACGATCAGAGACGCCAGTGCGCGCCGCATCGAGGAGGCCGTCGAATGGTCGGCTGGCACCATCCCCGCCGTACTCGACGGCGACATCACCGACCCACGCCCGATTGAGCCGCTCCTGCCGGGCGGCACCATCGACGATGTCGATGTCGATCACCTCATGTCGAGGCTCGATGACGACCAGGGCGAGCTCACTCCGACCGAGGTGGCCGCCGCCCTGCGTGTACTCAACGTGATTGCGACTCGCCTTGGCGACGATCGCCTACGCATGTGGGTGGCGGGCTGGGAAGCAGGCAGGCAGGCGAGGGACAGCAGGTAGTCACGCAGAGCGCCGACGCTCAGGGCAATCGGGCGAAATCCCACGCGACACCCCCGGATGTTGTAACGCACAGCACCCATCTGGGGGATACTCTCCCTACCGGGGGATAGTCGCGAGGGGGAGCTTTGATCAAATTATCCGCAGCAATTTGGGCCGCCTGCACAGCTGTGGTGGGAATTCTCGCCGCCATCGGCGACAGCAATTCCCACTACGCCGATGCGTGGGAAACATGGTGGGATCTAGCGCTCTCCGCGTGGATCGCCAGCGCCATCCTCGTCGGCGTCGCAATGGTCGGCACGCGGATCGAGACGCTAGTCAGAGCGAGAGATGAACCGGCCCCGACCAGCGACGTCTCCCCCGGAGACCTCGCGATCGCGCTACGGTTGGCCGACCGCCGGCACCGGCCCCCGGCGCTGGTCATCCTCCACCCGGCCGCAGTTCGCCAACGTTCTAAAATGATTCAGGAAAGCACGGCCGGGCGGCCGGGAGCGTCCTCGGAATAATGTGCAGCCAGATAGGAAGGGCGCGAAACTAACAATGGTCCACCTATGTAATGTTAGGACGACCTAACCTAATATTCAGTCCTTCCAGCGCAAGTCGATATCCTTCCACCACTCCTTGCTCGGTGCTCGCCGCCCAGGCGACGCAGGCATCACCCACACGTCCACCAGGCGACGCAGGATCGCCCGGCGGCGCTCCAACGAGTACCCCGGCATGCCGCCATCCTCGGTGCCGAACCACTCACGCCGCACATCCGTGCCGACAATTGCTGCTAGCGGGTCGGCCTCCGACGCCGCCGCAAGTTCGTCACCGACCACCGTTATGCGGTGCCGCGCCCGCTCGGTGCCGAGCAGCATCGCTGACCTCGTCAGCGCACCGTCGGCGTAGTCCTCGGCCAGCGCCTCGAGGACTCCATGGAGGCGAGCCAGCTCCGCGTGCAGCGCGGCAACATCGATCTCAGCTCTCGCGTGATCCGGCCTCCGCAGCAACTTCACCGCGTCCGGCCGGGACAGCCGCTCGATCAGCGCCTCCTGCACCCACGCATCCAGCGCCGCAGCCTGACGGGTCACATGCCGAACGCCAGGCAGCCGATCCACTTTCGGTGCACACGCGTACTTCGCCTGACCTTTCCCCCCAGCCACCGGCATCCCCCGCAGCGTCGGCTGCCCGCACCCGCCACAGATGTACAGCATCGCGCCCAGCCAGCGGGGCGGACGGCCGCCCCGCTCCACTGACCGCGCTCCCCGCCGCTCGAGGACATCCACGCACGCCCGCCACTCCTCTTCGGACACCGCAGGAGCCCACCGCCCGCGACCCACAATCTGACCTTCGTGCGACATCAGCCCGCAGTTTCGAGGACGCATCAAGATCTGCTTGACCGTCGACGCAATCCACTCTTTCCCCCGCGTCCCCCGTGATCCCCTCGCGTTCATCTGCCGCGCGATCACCCGCAGCGAATCCCCCTCGACGACGGCCTGGGTCGCCCAGCGGATCTCCGCTGCTTCTGCCGCCCGCAGCGACTCGCCGTCCAGCTCCCAGCCAAAAGGCCGTATCCCCCCGGCCCACCTCCCCTCCCGGCGGTTCGCCGCCTGCCGGAGCGCCAGGCGCTCCCCGGTCTGCCGAGCCTGCGCCCCCGCCCACGCCGTAAACGTCCTCGCTGCGGCCTGACCGACCGCCGTCGAGAGATCCATCGTCCCCGCGCGCACCGTGTGCGTCAGGATGCCGCGAGGCTCGCAGATGTCGATGTAGTCCTCGAGTTCACGGTTGTTGCGGTGCATCCGGTCTGAGTGCCACGACAGGACTACGCGAGCGCTATCCCGCTTCAAAATCTCCAGCATCTCGTAGTACTCGGTGCGTTTGCGCGATCCGGTCGTAGCGCTGATGTCGTTGTCGAGGTACACGCCCACGACGCGGACACCCATACGGCGGGCCAACGGGAGAATGTCCCAGAGCTGATTGACCTCCCCATCCGCGTCGTGATCACGATCTCGAGAGATCCGCAGGTAGACGACCCCTGTCGTGTCGCCTGGCGGCAGCGCGTACAGCGCGTCGATGAGATCGGAGGGTAGTGGCTGCGCTGGAAGTCTCAC